TTACTCTTATAGGAAGATACTTTTCCAATTGCTTCGTTTATCGCTCCACGTCTTAGATAACATGGAAACTTATAAAATTTCTTGTCGAAGCTTGTGTATTTCACATCAGGATGATCTCCTGTGACATGGATCAGAGATTCTATATAAGAAAGTCTGTTATGTCCTGTAAATACAGTAATGCCTTCCCATTCGTTTAGACATACGGTGATCAAAAAATCTACAGCATCACGATATACAGATACGGTATCTTTAAAGATATGATTGTAATGCTTAATTTTGACACTATATGTTGAGTATATCTGCATTCGTGATGTCTCCTTTCTGAATTATTCTGTCTTAACAATTACAAGGCTCACTTTTCGAAAACCTCGTCAGATTTTATAAGTTTTTTTTTGATAAATATCAGATTATTACTAAACCCGACTAACTCATGACTAAAATCACGAGCGTGCGCCGGATTAATCGTCAATAGAACTCTGCGCAGAAGTCTGTATAATTCAGCTGATGTTATTTCTGGTATCTTAATCATGATAATTATTCCCCTTCTCAATTTATTACCATAAATATGTGTCGGAAAACAAAAACTTATTTCTAACTTTTCGCTACACCACAATTAATAATCGCTCTTATCATACTGGATGGGCACTGCCTGTGTTTCTCAAATTCTGGTTGCTCTCCATTCAATTCCGTTTTGATATATTCCTGCATCGCTCTCAACACTTCGTCTTCAGATGTGTATTCTTCTTCGGTTTCGTATAGATTCAGAGGAACTATATATGGAATCCATGAATCGGCGATCACATAATTAGCTTCTGAACCAAAAGTCTCTTTGACTTCCTCGATTCCACCAGGATAATACTGTTTCAAGATGTTATCAGTACGATCTATCGGAGCTCCACTGATATTGATATCATAATCAAAAATCCCATAAAGTTTCTGTACAGGATCCCCACCAAATCGATACCGAATCCCACAAACTCGAAACCTGGTTTCATCGATCTTTTTAAATATTACTTGCAGATTTGTGGGAGTCCAGGATGGGTCAAGTGCTATATTCACTTCTCGTACGCTAAATTCATTTCGTTCCATAAAACTGAGCCTTTCTGTTCGCAACATGTTTTTGTTTCCGGCTATTCTGATTTCTAACATCCAGAGCCTATGTAATTTACATATATATATATTGTTTGCTTATGATAAGGCTCAAAATATAGAAATCTCGTCACCGGAAACGAAACAGTTCTGATTCAATTTTGGAACACATGCAAAACAATTAACCGAGAATTCCATCCATACTTCTTAAAACCTGATCTTTCTTGCAATAATTGGATCTTTATCCAAAGTCGGACATAAAATAAGTTCATCTTCATGTGGCATTACACGTAGATCAATCATATAATTTAGTGAGGACTTGGCATCGTCTGTTGTAATTCCGGCTGCTTCTGTCAAAAATTCGATCGTTTGCTTATCATTGGTTCCCAAACATACGATTGCAATTGCATTACAAAGGACTGTATTATAGTCATCGGGATGCTGCATTTTCAAATTTGTGATGGACTGATAAATAAAATCAACACTCAATCTGAATCGACGTGCTTCAACACAAAACAATCTGGTATCATAAAAACAAAGACTTGCTTCATCCATAATCACTTTCGTCATCGGGGCTTTTTCGTCATACATCATTGTATACCGGTATACGAGTTCATCTAAAAAGATTGATTCGTAAACGCTTTTTTCAAACCAGTCCGTTTCAACAAATAAAACAGTATTTGTTTTATGCATAAAGTCATGAACAAGAGTTGAGAGATCGATTGTGTCTCCTGGTAACAATTCGTTAAGTCTGACAATCAAGCCCATAACCACACTTTCTCTGACAGTCGAAGATAGAGATCTGATTGTTTCTGACCAATAAGCAGCATCTCTGCTGGTATCCCCAGATAGCTTTTCAACAATATTCTTGTGATTGCATTTTTCAGGACGGTCAAGAAGTACAAAAATGATATCTAAAAGAGCTTTCCTTTCTGCTTCCAGCAATAATTCATCTGTCTTTTCGTCATTAAAAAGAAATTTGTGAGCATCAAACATTTTGTTTACGAATCGTTCCGCATCCACACGATCAGTAATCAAAGAGAAGTAATCGATTGGTCGTTTACTTAAGTCAATCTCAAATGTTTTTCTTTCTGTCATACGTTCGATAATATCTTCGGCTTCTGATTTTCCCATATAAACAATACAATTACTATGATGATCTGCGGTCATAATATTGGGCTCGATATAACTGTATTTCTTACCGGAGCCCGCTGATCCGAGTACTAAGACATTCGTATTTGTTTCAGGGCTCAATGGAATCAATACATCTTTTCCGAGCCTTTTCGTTGGACCGCAATATCCACTCGGTAACTGATAGGTTTTAAACTCATAATTCGGTTTCTTAGGTGCACGTAATATATTTTGCTTTCCCTGATTTTTCTTTCTGCTAAATAAAAACATAATCTATATTCCTTTCTTCTTTGTTATTCATTGTTTTTGTTATCCTAAATATGGACAACGAAAAAGCAAAGGAAACAGAAATATTTCGAATCATACCCTTAGAACCGAGCATAGGTATCACGGGAGTTTATCTCACGTAACCTGTACTCCAAAGGAGTGGAATTCAATAACAACAATAGTGCAAGTTTTGATACGTTTTTAAGAATACGAAGCATAGGTTCCGAAAGCTGCAGAATACTCTTCGATTACTCCCCTGGAACCGTTCATAGGTATTCAATAACAACACTAGTGCAGATTTTGATACGTTTTTAAGAATACGAAGCATAGGTTCCGAAAGCTGCAGAATACTCTTCGATTACTCCCCTGGAACCCATATTTAGGATAACAAATCATTTGAACTCAAGGAGGAAAATAATATGAGTACATTCAAACCAACGTGGGAACTGAAAGTTGCTGATGCTGAAAAGCCAGAATTAATCGGACAGCTCATCGATATTTTTGAGGACTTCCTGGACGCCAAAGGAATCACGACTGATGATATTCCAAATCCAGAACGAGAAGAGGAAGACGATTGTTCCGCTATCATCTATGGTACCGATTATGATGCTCTAGCAGATAAGATTGCTTCTGTCTTAGGTTTCGAACGATAACAAACAAAAATTGAGACTGGTTAATGCCAGTCTCTTTTTGTTCTTGCTTGTTTGTATTTTCATGTTTTAGGCGTTATGTATAAGTGAAACCTATAACTAATGTTGTTCAATATATGTTTCCTATAGCTAAGATTCATAAGGGGACCTGTAAACGATGGTTTCTAAGTGTTTGCGCCTGACAAAACACATATTTAGAATACCAAATAAAACAGATCAAACGAAAGGAGATCAAAACAATGAGTAATATTAATAAAACAGGACTTGGTAACTCTACTAACAATGACGAAAATAGTGATTTTAACCCGGCACCACTTAATATTAAAGATATCATGCAACTTCGAATCACAAAGGTTACCCTTCGAAAGCTGTATTTTGATTATGGGGATCAGCATTTTGCGATTATCGATCTCAGTGATGCTAACAATTCTTTACTGTACTTCTATGAACGAATTTTCACAAACGATCATGGTTTTGTGAAGATGAGATTCATAAACTTTACCTACAAGTCAATTGGTATTCCATGGTTTATCAAAGATGTATCCAAACGTCACCCACGTACTGTGACTTATAGTAATATCGATCGTGAATATTTTGCAAAGGCTCTTACAGAACTTGGATTTGCGACCAGTTTATACGCAGACGAATGGGCAGAAAAGAAACAGAAGATCGATGATATCAAAGCAGAAATTGCAAGACTTAATGACCAGATTAAGGATATCAATGATGAATTCTTTAAAACATCTGGTCACGGTTCAAAATCCTACACAGATGAGACAATTAGAGCTATGATACTTCCGCAGATTTTGGGAAGAGATTTCCCATACATGAAAGATTATGATCATGTTTGGGAAGAAAAACCGATTTCTAATCCTAATTTGCGCTGGAATGATCCAGAAAGGTATACCGACATGATTTCTGTTGGATTCCCAGAAAAATCTGAAAACGGGAAAACCACATACCATCGTCTATATGTGCCAATCAATGCACTTATAAACAAAGATGCATTATCAGTTTTGTACTTTCATCGGAAATATTGGAAAAAGTACAATCCTGATACAACAGAAGCCGAGAATCCAGTCTCCAGACGTGAAGCAACGACAGCTTTGGATATTACTTCTCATTCTTACAGAGAGGCTTTGGCTTCAAAATCTGACCTCTCCTTATTTACAGATGAGAAGGAAGAAGAATTCCTGAAACGTGATGATGTACAAGAGTTTCTCAAGAAAGTTGCCGAGTCCAAATAAATTGTAAACGCAAAGGAAGACATGCAGTTATTACTGTGTGTCTTTTCTTTTTGTTATTTCGCTTTCTTCAATCCCATATTTAATACAACAAATAAATGCATACACATTCAAGGAGGAATTGAACATGCGTATTTTAAAGAATGATACTGCAGACTTCAGTATCGAAATCAAGAATCTTGACAACCTTTACATTGCAAAGGTGACCGAAAGTCAGATCAAATTTGTCTATGATGGAAAGCGTTATATTCTGTCAAAAGATGATCCAGATGACGACTTTATGACTCTTTATAAGGTCGTTACAAGAGATACTATGCGTGAAATTAGTACGCAGATTACGTCTCTTGATATCTGTCTTTTGGTCAGAGACTCATCAAACTCTGATGCAAACAAAGAGTATTTCGCAAGAATGCTTACAAAATTAGAGTTTGCAACAGGTTTGTACAAATCTGAGTATGCTTCTCAAAAAGCAGAACTCGAACAGATTCATGAGGATATGATGATGGACATCGATTCTGATTTTGATCCCAGAATAGCAAAATTTCTGGGAGTCTGCTGTTAAACAAAAGAAATTGAGCCTGCTTTTTAGTGGGCTCCTTTTTGTATCCGGATTATTGGACTCGATATTATAAAACTAAATAAAAAGACACGAGCTGACGCCCACGAAATACCTGGCTACGAAAAGAAAAGAGCCCACCATGAAGGCAAGCTCGTTCCTTTTATGCACCGATCATTGGATTGACGTATATTACGCCAAAGTATACGCCGCCAGCGATAAACACAAGCAACATACCAGCAATCAGCAAACTCTTGCCAAGAGTCTCTGCATCGTAACTATATTTGATACTGACTCCTAACAAAACAGTTCCGATGATAGCTAAAACAGCTCCGGTGATTAATAATAATAACATATCATTTTCCCTCCTTGTATGTGTGTATGTTTTTGTTTGTTATCCTAAATATGTGCTTCGTTCGAACACAATTACAACAGATACACTGTCTTTGTAGCCGATCATTTGTTGCCCTCTCTTTTTGTGTCCGATTAATTGGCGCTGAAATAACGGCAACAAAAACATCCGGCTACGAAAAAGAGCCTACCATAAGGCAAGCTCTTTTCGTTTTCAATTAATCGATGTAGAAACCCGCAGCAGTGTAAATCGAATATTGCTCTACTTTTTCTGCATACTTGGTTATCTTAACTTAATGACATTGCCCACCACAAGGCAGACTCTCTTCGTTTTCATTAATCGTTGTTATCCCAATCCGGTAATTCGATGGTCTTTTCCGCGTCAACAACTTTCTTATTGTGATACCAGGAAGTCCATGGATTGTATGTCCAATACTGATCCACTTTGACTTTCTGATTCCACTCAGAAACATTCTGGATTGCCAATACTTTTGCAGCATCATCGTTTCCAGAATCAGCAATCTTCACTTCGTTGATCAAAGTGTTGTATCTAATCTCGTTTTTCACAATCTTTGAATCTGTTCCAATGTGAACCAAAGCAAAGATGATGAAGGAAACGAAAACAACCCAAAACGCAATGGATGATAACTTTTCTGCAATTTCCCCAGTGCTGGTAAACATCGTTTCTACATAAATAATATAGAAAACAACCATAGCAATAAGTGCGGTTAAAAAGATAAGCATGATAATATCCTCCTTGAATTTGTATACATTTATTGGTTATCTTAAATATGTATTTCGTTCTGGTATAATAACAACAGAAACACTAACTTTGTAGTTGATCATCCGTTGTCATCTCTTTTTGTATCCGATTAATTGGAGATGAAATAACGGCAGAAAAACATCTTGATACGAAAACATCCGGCTACCAACTAAAGTATATACATGCACTGGCAATGATAATTATCTCCAATATAGCGACACCACGATCTTCAGAATCAGATAGAATACCAAACAAAATAGTTCCAACAAGCAAAACACTAAATACAACGTCCAACATAATATTTCCCTCCTTGTATACGTACGTTTGTTCACAGTTTGTCTACCATTAATAAGGCTCACTTTTTGGAAACCTCGTCAGATTTCTTAATATTTCGGATCCGTTTCTTCTGTAACCAAAAGAAAAAGAACCCACATATTTGTATGCAGATTCTTTTCTCTTTCTTTTCTCTTTCATTTTTGGTTACATTTTGGCGGATCCTATTCGTTCGGATTCTCTAAACCGAGCGCAGACCAGTCGTCGTCAGTTCCTTCGTTTTCTAATGACAAACGATATGAATCGACGTCAAGAATTGCATCGACCATAACATAGGAGTAGTTCTGATCTCCATTTTCGTCCTCAAAGGATAATCTCATAGTATTGTATTCCCCAAGGGTAAAACCATAATACGATGTAATACATCCAACAGCTACTCCATTCTTATCGTACAGACGATTAATTTCTTTATCATCTGGATTTCGATAATAGATATGCCATGTGTCATCGTACTTTACAAAAACCGGTTCTAAAGAATCAGATACTGATTTTGAATCTGCTCTCTGCTCTGTTATTTGAGTGCTTTCGTTTGAATTCTCGCTAAGATCAGAATAACATCCGGTAAGATACAAAGACATGATCAGGACCGCTAAAACCAATAACCCTCTTTTGTTTGTTACATTGTGTTTCATCTTCGTTTTCTCCTTTTATATGTGCTAAATTTATTGGCTATCTTAAATATGGAATGAACTACCGCACACAAATACTTCGGAAACAAAAGAGACCAACCAATCGGTCAGTCTCTAATGTAAGTTTAGTCTACTTTGATATCGGTGCATCTGTAGAAAATCTCCGGATCAAAGTTTGGGAGTTCTTTAATGACATTTTTGTCTTTTTCTGACAGGTTATCCCACCAGTTCTGTCTATCCTCGATTGACGAGTAGTAATCATAGTGATCATCTTTCCCTTTATACATGGTAAGTGAAATGTCGGATAATAAAGCTCTTGCATCGGATGCAAACCAATCAATCAGTGTCCAGTCTGATGGTTTATTAAAGAACCTCATCTTTGATTCTGTATCCGTATTGAAACAACCAAAATTGAACGAAGAATAATTCCAATCTCCAACATTTCTATCTCCCTTGTTGTTATCACCTACGTTACTGTCTCCAATGTTCTTGTCTCCTGTGTTTCGATTTCCATAGTTTTCGCAACCTGTATTTTTGTATCCAAGATTTCTATCACCAGAGTTTCTGTGTCCAGAATTTTGATTGCCAGTATTGCAATTTCCCTTATTGCAATCTCCAGAATTACCAATTCCGGAATTATCAAGACCTGTGTTAACAGTCTGTAATACCTCTTCCCAGGAAAGTTCGCGTACGATTTCAAGCTTATTAGTACATGATTTTTCACCATTTGTTTTGATATCTCCATAAGCAACCACTTCAGCAACTTTGTTTTCTGGGTTAAACGAATAATAATTAAAACAATCTAATAACCGGGTACAAAAATGCATTCCGTGACCACAAATTTCAATTTCTCCTTCTTCTTCGAATTTACCAGGACAGGTATATTGCTTTGGTTTAGCTCCTGCTGGTCTACAGGTCCAATTCGAATAAAAAACCTTGTATCCACGTACGGGTCCACTCATCTTTGTTACTTCACTCATTTTGTTTCCTCCTTTTTTTTTGTGTGTAATTGTTTGTTATCCTAAATATGGTACGGAACTGCTACACACAAATACTCTGGAAATAAAAAAGAGACCAACCAATCGGTCAGTCTCTAGTGTGAGTTTAATACACTTTGATTCCCGTACATCTATAAAAGATATCTTCATCGAAATTTGGAATCGCAAAGATACATCTCTTTTCAGAATCATCTAATTCATCCCACCACTTTTGAGCCATATTACGGTTTTCATCCTGCGAGAAAACTTTAAGGTATCCGCCTGCTGTTTCATAACTTGGATTTAATTCTTTTTCTTCGGCAGTCATATCCTCTTTGTCTACCCATTGAATCGTTTCCTTTGGCATACTCATCAACAGCAATCTTGCATCTGATTCTAACCAATCGTAATAAGTCCAATCCGATTGTTTGTTGAACAGCATTATTGTTGGTACTTCTGTGTTGAAACAACCGGTGTTGTAAGAAGATGCATTCCAGTCGCCGGTATTAAAATTACCAATGTTGCAGTCTCCTACGTTATTACTTCCATAATTCCAGTTACCTGTGTTCATGTCACCGTTGTTATTATCTCCAACATTTCCAAATCCTGGATTATAATTTCCAGTGTTTCTATTGCCTGCATTTTGATCTCCAGTGTTTCTATGACCAGCGTTATAATCACCAGCATTGTTGTATCCGAGGTTGCGATCTCCTGTATTAAAACCTCCAACATTAAGAGCTCCTGTGTTGTAACTTCCAGCATTACCAGTTCCAGTATTACTATGACCAGTATTCTGATGTCCTGTGTTGTAACTTCCGGCATTATCGTTACCGGTGTTAGAAAACCCAGTGCAATTACTTCCAAGATTGGTAAGAGCTATCACTTCACTCCATGGAACTTCACGTACGATTTCTAACTTATTGGTACACGATTTGTTACCATATTTATCACTTTCACTTATAAGAACCTTCCCATAAGCGATCACCTCTGCTACTTTGTTTTCTGGATTGAACGCATAATATTCAAAACAATCTGCTAATTTTTGGCAGAAATGCATTCCATTATGACAAATTTCAAGTTCTCCTTTTATTTCGAGCTTACCAGGGCACGCGTATTGCTTTGGTTTGAATCCTAACGGATTACAGGTCCAATCTGAATTAAATACCTTGTATCCGTGTATTGGTCCGTTTGTCTCTGTCACTTTACTCATTTTGTTTCCTCCTTGAATTGTGTGTAATTGTTTGTTATTCTAAATATGGAACGTACTTCCGCACACAAATACTTTGGAAACAAAAAGAAAGAGACCTTGATTGAAGTCTCTTCCTTGTATTTTAACTAGTTTGTTTTTGTGCACTCATGAAATCTTTCTCTTAACATGTCTGTTGCAATCTGTCTTGCAGTTTCGAATCCCTCACAGAATCGTTCATCTACAGCGTCGATATCTTCCTCATCATACTTAAGGTCACGCATGATCTTTTTGATATCATCAATTCCTCGCTGTTTTCTATGACGACTGTTATATACAGGCATTTTGTCTATAAGCATAAGGTAATCAGGAATACGCTTCAGTGTTTCATCTCTATCGGTGTTTTCACTGTTGGTGTTTTCGACTACGGGTTCGTTGTTGTTGGATACATTTGTTTTTAATACCCCTACTCTGATTCCGGTACATTCGTAAAAGATATCAGGATCAAAGTTCGGAATCGCTTTAATGGTATCCTTCTCCGTATCCGAAAGATTATCCCACCAATATTGAACACGACTACAATCATCCTGTATTTTTAAGAATCCACCTGCTGTTTTATAACTTGGATGCCTGTCTTTTTCTTTTTGAGACATATCTACTTCGAACACCCAGTCAACATTGAACCCAGGCATCTGGTTTAACAAATATCTTGCGTCCGAACAGAGCCAGTCTTCATAAGTGATGTTTGACGGCTTATCGAACATCATGATCTTGTGCTCTTTTACATTGAAACAGCCAGAATTATTAGATGACTGATTCCAGTCACCTGCGTTTCTGTCTCCAAAATTATGATCACCACTGTTTTTACTGCCGGTGTTATTATTTCCGGAATTGTATTTTCCTGCATTTTTCGATCCTGAATTATAACTTCCTGTGTTTTTGCGACCAGAATTATAATTTCCAGAATTTTCATAACCTGTATTTCCTGTACCTACGTTATAGGAACCTACATTACCGCTTCCAATATTTTGACCACCTGTGTTGTTACTACCGAAATTGTTATTTCCGGTATTAAAGTCTCCAGAATTTCTGTGTCCGCAATTATATGATCCAGAATTTCCGCTGCCTGCATTTCGATTTCCTGAATTAAGACCGCCTGTATTCTCAAAACCGGTACAAAGATCACCCATATTGACAAGATGCAATACTTCATCCCATGAAAGTTCGCGAATTATCTTGAGCTTATTGGTACACGACTTATTACCATCTGTTATAACTTTTCCATAAGCAACCACTTCGGCTACTTTGTTTTCAGGATTAAAGCTATAATAAGAAAAACAGTCCGATAAACGTGTACAAAAATGCATTCCATGTTCGCTGAGATCGAGATGACCCATTTCTACAAACTTTCCAGGACATGAATATTGTTTTGATATCGCCCTATCATTTGGTCTACATGTCCAATCCGGATAAAATACCTTGTATCCGTGTATTGGTCCGTTTGTTTCTGTCACTTTACTCATTTTGTTTCCTCCTTTTTGTGTGTAACATTTTTATTATCCTAAATATGTGTTTGGCTGCGGCACACAAAAAAAATCGGAAACAAAAAGAGACCAACCGATTGGTCAGTCTCTAGTTTGTGATTAATTTACCTTGATTCCTGTACATTCGAAGAAAATATTAGGATCAAAGTTTGGAATTGCTTTAATGACAGCTTTGTCGGAATCCGAAAGATCATTCCACCATTTTTGTCTACCATCTATGTTGTTAATAACCTTCAGGTATCCACCTGTTGTTTTGTAAGTTGGGTAAGAAGTCTTCTCGTCATCGGTCATACAAGCTTCTTTTTCCCATTTTGTTGATACGTCTGGCATACTGTCTAACAAAGCGCATGCATCGCTATCCTGCCAGTCAGTATAAGTCATGTTAGAAGGCTTATTGAACATTATGATTTTGTGTTCTTCGGTGTTGAAACAACCAGAATTGTGAGATGATTTATTCCAGTCTCCAGAATTAGAATCACCAAGATTCCGATTGCCTGTATTTTCAGCTCCTAGGTTAAAATGTCCACTATTAAGATCACCTGTGTTATTATCCCCCGTATTACAGTTACCAATATTTTCGTCACCGGTATTATAATATCCAGCATTTTTACATCCAGTGTTATTACTGCCTGAATTTTCATAACCTATATTAAAATCACCTGAATTACAATCACCAGAATTCCAACCACCGCTATTATAAGAGCCAGTGTTTTTGTTTCCTGAATTTTGAGATCCTGTATTATAATGTCCAGAATTTTGGTTTCCAGAATTCCAATATCCTCTGTTATCATCGCCAGTGTTGAAATCTCCAGTATTATAATCTCCAGAATTCAAATTCCCAGCATTTTCATTTCCAGTGTTTTTTAACCCAGTACAGTCATTGCCAGTATTAACAAGATCTAATACTTCTTTCCAGGAGAGCTCCCGCACGATTTCGAGCTTATTTGTACATGACTTATCACCATCTGTTACGACATCACCGTAAGCGATTACTTCGGCAACTTTGTTTTTACTGTCAAAGCCATAATAATTAAAACAGTTTGCTGCTTTTTGACAGAAATGCATTCCGTTGCCACAAACTTCGATTTCTCCTTCTTCCTCGAACTTGCCTGGACATGTATACTGTTTTGTATTCCCGCATGGACTGCAAGTCCAGCCCGGTCTAAATACCTTATATCCGTGTACAGATTCATTCTTTTTGGTCTCATCACTCATTTTGTTTCCTCCTTTATGTGTACTTAATTATTTGTCTTAAATATGGGACTGGACTGCTACACACAAAACATCCGGAAACAAAAAGAAAAGAGACCTCATATGTGAGATCCCTTGTTCTGTTTAGAGATGTTTTTCGATTGCTCTTAACGCACTATACAAAATCTTACCTGCATCTGTGACTGTAAGCACATTCATATAAGGAATTGTTGGTTTTTCTAAGTACTTCTCCAACTCTGTTCCTGCAACCTTATCAGACATCTTGTAATACTTGTTTGATAACTCGTCGTAATTCGGAAATGGTCGTGATTCGATCTTGAAGATATCACTCCAGGATTCTTTTACATAAGGCTTCACTTCGTCATAACCGCTTCTAGTCTCCAAAAAGATATGTTCGTTTTCTTTGATTGCGTTCGCACAGTCTAAAACTACAAGAACATCATCTGCTTTCCAGATTTCATCAAAGCATTCGATTGCTGTTCTCGGCTGTGTCTTGAAAAATTCATCAATCTGGTCAAACATTGGGAATTCCCAATCGAAAAGACTTATCATGCAAAGCATTTTCCACATCTTTTCCTGATCGTTTGCTCTTAAACCATATCTCTTTTCAATCATTTCTTTGCTCATTCTTATCATTTTTGTTTCCTCCTTGTTTGTGTGTTGTATTTTGTTATCCTAAATATGGTACGAACTGCTGCACACAAAAACACCGGAAACGGAACATGTTTGCAACCGAAAGAAAGAGCCCGAAGTGTCTGAATCTCTCAAACATTTTAGGCTCTATACTTTAGTTAATCTTCTCCGTACATGCAGATTTCGCACATGTACTTACAATTAGCACAATGTTCGTTGTACCATTGCATCCAGTCTTCCTGTGTGAGTTCGTGCGTTACGTTCGCTTTTGTCCAATAATCTTGATACATGAAATCGCAACTGTTGGACATATCTTTCTTCTTTGGCATACTTGTTTCCTCCTTGAATTGTGTGCTTTATTGGTTAACCTAAATATGGTACTAACTACTGCACACAAAAATACCGGAAACGAAAGAGAGACCAACCAAAAGGTCAGTCTCTGATTTTTGTTAGGACTCAAGCTGTACATTTACACCAGTACATTTATAGAAAATGTCTGCGTCAAAATTCGGAATTGAAAGAATTGTCTTCTTTTCAGAATCATCTAATTCATCCCACCACTTTTGAGCCATATTACGGTTTTCATCCTGTGAGAAAACTTTAAGGTATCCGCCTACTGTTTCATAACCTGGATTTAATTCTTTTTCTTCAGCAGTCATGCTATATTCTCCGATCCATTCAACTGTACGATTTGGAATATCGTTCAGCAGATGACACGCTCTACTTTTTAACCACTGACTATAAGTCCAATTCGATGGTTTGTTGAACAGCATAATTGTTGGCTCTTTTGTATTAAAGCAGCCATTATTATAGGAAGACAGGTTCCAGTCGCCAATATTTCGGTTTCCAATGTTTCGATTTCCGGTATTATAATTTCCAGAGTTATAATTTCCAGTATTACTTTTTCCTCTGTTATTGTTTCCGGTATTATTATTTCCTGTATTTTCATAACCTGTATTGCTATCTCCTACATTCTTGCGTCCAGTATTATGATGTCCAGTATTTTGATCACCAGTGTTGTAATCACCGTCATTGTAATTACCTGTATTATAATCTCCTGTATTTGACTTCCCGGTATTATAACATCCTGCGTTATAATCTCCTGAATTTCTGTACCCAGAATTGTAATGTCCAGTATTATCAGAACTACTATTGTGGTTTCCTGTATTATGGTCTCCAGTGTTATGATCACCTACATTTCCGCGTCCTGAGTTGTAATAACCTACATTCCGGTCACCATCGTTGTCAGAACCAGAGTTATAATTTCCAGTATTACATTCGCCTGTGTTACCAATTCCAGTACAATCCTTGCCGATATTAACAAGACTTAAAACTTCTTCCCAGGAAAGTTCCCGAACAATTTCAAGTTTGTTTGTCCAACATAGCGTACCATGTTCACTTTTTCCAATATCGCCGTAAGCTATTACTTCGACTACATGAGTATTGCTATCAAACTTGTAAAATCCAGACTTGAAGTAGTCAATTGGGGTCGGACGGAATGTCATTCCTTGTCTTTGGACATCCATTTCGTCGTCTTCAAATCTAGCTGGACAAGTATATTGTCCCTGTGCATCATGTTCTCGCGGATTACAGGACCAGTCAGGATTAAATACCTTGTATCCATACGCTCTGTCACTTAATCTTGTAACATTAATCATTTTTCGTTTCCTCCTTGTATTGTGTGCTTTTTATTTGTTGTCCTAAATATGGGACTAAACTGCCGCACACAAATACTACGGAAACAAAAAGAGACCTCATCTATGAAGTCTCTCTTGAAAATTATTCTACTCTTATTCCGGTACATTCGAAGAAAACATCAGGATCAAAGTTCGGAAGATCTTTAATGATTTCCTTGTCTTTATCTGAAAGTTCATTCCACCATTCTTGATTATCCGAGAACGCTTTTGTGAGATACCCACCTGCTACTTCAGCTGCTTCACTTTCAGCGCATTCGTTCTTTTCTGAATCTGTCATTTCCCATAAATAGGACCATCTAATAATTGAGATTTGATTCAATAAAGATCTAGCTCTTGATTCAAACCACATTCTGTATGTCCAATCTGATGGTTTGTTAAAAAATGTAATCTTTTGTTCCTCTGTGTTAAAGCAGCCAACATTCAGTGAAGATTTGTTCCAGTCTCCAACATTGTTATTCCCAATATTGTTACTTCCTGTGTTTCCATCCCCAATATTATTATTACCAGCATTCCAATCACCAGAATTCTCGTTTCCTGTATTACAATCTCCTGTGTTCCGATTCCCGGAATTATACTGTCCAAAATTTGTATCTCCTGTATTACATTTTCCTGTATTAGAGTTACCGACATTGCATGTTCCACTATTGCTATCACCAACATTATAATCTCCACTATTGTGATGACCAACATTTCCAACTCCAGTACAATTATTTCCAATGTTGACAAGTCTCAAAACTTCTTCCCAGGAGAGTTCTCGAACGATTTCAAGCTTATTTGTACAGCATAAGTCGTTAAGATCCTCAATGATTACATCTCCAAAGGCAATCACCTCAGCCACCTTGTTATTCGGATTAAATTTGTAATAACTAAAACAATTTACAAGCTTTTGGCAAAAATGCATTCCATGTTTGCATAACGAAATTGGACCTTTTTCTTCAAACTTACCAGGGCAGGAATACTGTTTTGTGTTATCTTCTGGACTGCAGTCCCAATCTTCTGGGCTACAGGTCCAATCTGGATTAAACACCTTGTATCCATGTACCGGTTTATTTCTTACTTCTTTTCTCATTTCGTTTCCTCCTTTTATATGTGCTTTTTATTTGTTGTCCTAAATATGGGACTAAACTACTGCACACAAAAGAAACGGAAACAAAAAGAAAGAGACCTCAATTGAAGTCTCTTCTTTGTATTTTTAGTCCGCTCTGATTCCTGTGCACTCGTAGAAAATATCAGGATCAAAGTTTGGAATCGCTTTGATGGTCTCCTTCTCCATCAGAGAAAGATTATTCCACCAAGACTGAATAAGATCCAAGTTTTTCAGTCTTTTCAGGTAACCGCCTGCTATTTCATAAGTCGGATGCAACTCTTTTTCTTCGTCAGTCATATCATTTTTATATACCCATTTGACTGTTCTTTTTGGCATCTGAGTTAACAAAAACCTTGCTTCGGATTCTAACCAATCATGATAAGTCCAATCCGATGGTTTATTAAACAGCATAATTGTTGTTTCTTCTGTGTTGAAACAACCGGTATTAAAAAATGATTTGTTCCAGTCCCCGGTATTCCAACTACCAATGTTACAGTTACCAGAATTATGTTTTCCAATATTCCAGGTTCCGGTGTTGCTGTCTCCACTGTTGTAGTCACCTGTGTTGTAATTCCCTTCATTACAATCCCCAGCATTCCAGTCTCCATCGTTTCTTTCTCCAGCATTACCTTTTCCAGCATTAGCACATCCAGTGTTCCAGTTTCCGGAATTACGGCCTCCAGTATTATAATCACCTGTGTTGTAATTCCCAGTATTACAGTCACCAATATTACGGTCACCGGTATTCCAGTCTCCTTCGTTACGCGATCCAGCATTCCAGTTCCCAGCATTTTGATTTCCCGTATTACGTAAACCAGTGCAATCCTTTCCAACGTTTACGAGTCTTAATACTTCCTCCCATGGGATTTCACGCACGATTTCCAACTTGTTGGTACACGATTTGTTACCGTCTGTTCTAACATCCCCATAGGCGATCACCTCGGCAACCTTGTTTTTGCTGTCAAACTCATAATAATTAAAACATTTGGCAGCTGTTTGACAAAAATGCATTCCATGTTCGCAAATTTCAAGTTCTCCTTCTTCTTCGAATTTGCCTGGACAGGTATACTGTTTTCTTAAACCACCGACTGGTTTACATGTCCAATCCGGGTTAAACACCTTGTATCCATGTACAGGTCCACTTATTTTTGTTACTTCACTCATAGTTTGTTTCCTCCTTTATTGTGTGCGTTGTTCTTTGTTATCCTAAATATGGGATAAGACTATTGCACACAAAAACGTCGGAAACGAAAAGAGACCAACCCCAATATAAGGTCGATCTCTAATTTGCTTAGTCTTCCATAGTACTATTTGGAATATCGAGGCTGGCTTTCAATGCATGCATCAGATTTCCAGCAATCGCTTCTGCCATATTAACTGGCACTGCGTTTCCGATCATTTTGTATCCATTGTTCGCATTTTCATACATGAATTCAAAATCATCCGGAAACCCTTGTAGTCTTGCTACTTCTCGGACGCTCATTCTTCGATACCGATCTTTCGCACCCTGGACAAAACAGTACGAATCTTTTGATATCTGCTGCATTTTAGGTGCGTTTGGATGTATCTGACATTGGCGTCCGGATGCCTGCACTGTAAAACCAGGCTCATCCCAGCTGCGGACACGGTTTCTGGACATGAATACCGGAGAGTAACTATCAACATAATATTCATGGTTATTAACCGCTACAGGATTACGCTTGTTTCTTGCAAGTGTTGGAACAGCATTGTCTCGTAAATCCCAAATAGCATCCTTCAACGTTACAATATGTTCTGGATCTCCGCCTGGAAATACAAATGAAATATCAAGATCAGTTCGGATGCCAATATAGAAGATCCGTTCTCTCGTTTGCGCTAATCCATAGTTACAAGCATTTGTTTTGTATACGGAAACGTTGTAACCAGACTCGGCAAACAAAGAAAGGATCCGATCAACCGCATCCGCATGTTTCTTTGATATCATCCCGGGAACATTCTCAGCTACAAAGAATTGTGGTCGAAATTCCCGGAGCACACGAATGTATTCAAAGAAAAGCTGTCCTCGCTTATCTTCAATTCCCTTTCCGGCTCCGGCTACTGACCACGACTGACATGGCGGTCCGCCTATAATTCCTGCCAATTGTTCTCCTGGTTGCAGCTTAAGATAGGGTTCAAGATCTGATTTAGTTACATTTCTGATGTCGCCTTCAATTAGATGCGTATTTTTATGATTTCGTTTGTACGTTTCCCAGATTGTGGCATCGAATTCATTGGCGACCGGAATTTCGAAACCAGCTCGTTCGAACCCGAGATCCATTCCCCCACATCCAGAAAACAAACTGATTATTTTATAACTCATATTTAGGTCTCACTTTCTAATTTGATGACCTAAATATGGGTTGAGTGCTCGTTTGCTGACTTAATTTCGTTTTAGTTTAAGTTCTCTAAAAAACGCATCTATGGAAGTACAGCATTTAATTGGCGGTACAGACGATTTTTTCTTATTCTATTGTCGCTTTCTTTGCAACGATCCATTTGTTACTGATTGTTGGATCGTATATTAGTTCTTGCTCTGATGACATCGTTTGAATATTGAATCCTTTTGGAAGTTCCGCAATTTCGTTAATAAAACGTATCGTTTCAAAATTTCTTGTACCTAAACAGATAACAGTCTGTACCGTTTTAATTAGCGTTTCAATTAGCTCATACCAAGATTGGGGATACATTTCTTTTAATTGCGAAATACATTGAATCAAGTAATCGATACTCATTCCACATGTTCTTGCAAGGACACACAAGCCTGTATCTATATAACACATACTCGCTTCGTCAAGTATAACCTTTACTATACGTGTGTCACTCTCATTTGCGAAATACTGTTTGCGGTACTGTTTGATAAAGAAATTCATAAACAAGATTGAATACAAGTCACATTCTAATGATCGTGTCACAACCACTGCAATGTTATCCTGAGTTCTAAGTTTATCGATGATTTCTGTAATATTTGTTTCGTTATCTGACATCAAATCTTCCAATAACATCTTACAGGTAATCAACGTATTCATTAACATTTTTGGTGCATTTATATATAAACGCTCTTTGTTTTGATAAAAGAATTCCAGTGCAAGTGCTTCGTCTCTGTTTTTGAGCTCAAGATGTGCGTCACAGATTTCCTGTAATTCACGAAGATTATCCGTTACTTCATCATAAGAACACGACCCTTTTTTAACTGCTCTCATAACCTCATTTGTCATGACTTTCATTTCAAGCTGTTCGAAAAATTCGTCTCTTTGTCCTTCTCTTCTGTTTCGACCCTGGTTTACTTTGCATAATGCCTCAACAAATTCTGCTGCTTCCTCTTCATTTGTAATCAATTTAAAGTAGTTTATCGGATGTTTGTCTAAATTTAATTCGATTACATCATATCCCGGAAGCAATTCTTTTACATGATCAACATCGATCTTGATACCATGAATCAGGAAATTACTGTCTTTGTTTGCATATTTCAGGTTCGGATCGATATAGCAGTAATTTTTTCCAGAACCCGGTGCTCCGATTACTAATGTATTACTGTTATGATTTAAGTTTGTAACTACTTCGACATCTTTTCCAAGAATCTTAAACGCACCGTCGTAGCCTTTTGGTAACTTATGCTGCATATTGTGTTCCTTGTTTATTTTACTCTTTTTGATTATATTATCTGTCTTTTTGTTTCGTTTTGTAAATAATACCATACAATTCGCTCCTTCTTGAATGTTTTATTTGTTTGTTACCTCTTAAATATGGATAAGAATGAAACAAAGAAATCGGAACGTGTGACTATCAAAATGTATTCCTTTGTAAATGAGTCGCACATGTTTAGATATCGTAATGAATCAAAGAGAAAGATCCCGGTTGTTTCTGGTACTTGTATCACACCTATTCATGAGTTATATCATGACTTTGTAACAACAATAAGGCTCATTATTATTTCGATTCGTGAGTAATGTCAAAGTATTCGTATTTTCTACACAACCAAATAAATATATCCAACATAATGTCTTCGTAAACAAAATGAACAGGTGAATTCGGAATGATAATAGCAACTTTTGTTTCGGTTTTTAGTTTTGTTATGCAGTCAGTAAGAATATTATTACATTCTGAATGAATGGTATGTTCTAATACCAACGGATTGTACACCTGACCTATCAGCAACAAACATGTCGTTAGTAATGTTCGAAATCGAATTTCATTCATTTCTGGTTTCGATATTATGTCATTATACGATCGAAGCATCGACGACGGTATTGATTCGTTGTTTTCAGATCGTTCATAACTCTTTTTAAGTTCAGAATTTAATAATTCAAAGACATTTTTAAATGAACAATTCTTTTTTGCTAATGTTTCTTCTATTGCATTAACTAAAAGCTGTTTCTCCATTTCGTCATAAATGGTTTCTTTGTATGAGTCGGATACAACTCTGTCGTTTTGAATCAAAAGATCCACAAACCATTTCGCTTCCTGTTTGTTTGTAATCAATAAGAAATAATCAATAGCATGTTTCATCGGGTTTAATTCGATTACATCATAATCCGGAAGCAGTTCTTTTACTTGGTCCGCGTTTGCTTTTGGGTCATGAATCAGAAAATGGTGATTCTCTGCTGCTATCTTTGTAATTGCGTTACGATACTCATTCGAGATTATGAATATTTTTGTTTCCTGCATAATACGCATACCTTCCTTTATTTTGACTCTAAATATGTATAACTCAGAAACAAAGAAATGAAATCATTATTCGCAACAAAAAGAAAAGAGCCCATTGTAGGCTCAATTCTTTCCTGTTTACAATTCCAGCTTGTCGTCTTCGATCTCTTCATACAATTCTAAGTCCTTTGTGATATTTGTTATTCTGTGTATAGTATTCATAACTGATAATTTCCTTCCTGTTTCGTTGCCTGTGGGTGTTAACCACTAACGCTATTTCACTTTCTATTGAACAAAGAAAGCCTGTATCCATAATTTGAATACAAGCTTTCCATTTCTAGTTATCTGTCTTCGAAATCATCAAAATCTTCATCGTATTCTTCTATTTCGATTCCATCTGTTTCTGGTGTTTCGATTCCGCTACCAGCATCGTTAAGAATACGTACCTGAATCAATTCATCTACATAGTTAGCAAGTTCGATAGCATCGCCTAAACCCATTTCTTGTCCACGTGGAGAACCAGCAATTCCGGCATGTCCTCCTGCTAACGGTCCCCATGCTGCCTGAACGATTTCGCACGCATTTAATCCGATTGCGTTTTCATCGTAAAATGAGAGTGTAATATCTTTTCTTGTACTGTTATAAGAAACGATTGCGGGACTTACTCTGTTAAATACCGATGATTCATAATTCACGTTGCAGAACAGATTTTTTGTTGAAAATACTCTTACGTTTGGGCTGTCCAGATATATGCATTTTTCTACTTTATCGTATATATCCTGCTTCCATTTGATACCGGCTTCAATCATTTCGTTATGACGTGGTCTGTCTTCGTTTACGATATCCGAAATCGCATCAGCCGTATCGAGAACCAGATTCGTAATATCTACAGCACCGCTGCTTCTTCTTAAATCCGGCACTGCCTTGTCCGTGTAATTGTAAAACGCATTTAATTTATCCTGAATATCCTGTGACAACTGGTTCATATTTTTTGGTTTCGGTCCGTTTAAATCGATAAATTCTGCTGCTTTCCAAAATTCCGGATCATCCGGTTTCGTTCCCATTAATGCCATGATGCCGCCCATGGAATCGAGGTCGAGATGGGATACTAAAATTTCGCCATCGGTTAAAACGGGTACGTCTGACCAGTTACAAGGTGCTGGATTCGCGCTTCTCGCTCCGTGATGTGCCATAGTAATTACACTACCAGGTACGCACTCTGCGCCGTATTCTGCTTCGACTGTTGCTTTTACGTCGTGTTCTTTTGCGTAGTTTACTGCATCTTCATAGGATGCACATAAGATAACTTTCAAGTTGTTACTCATAATCGTTTCCTCCGTAGTTGGTTGAGTTGTGTTGCAGACTAAATATGGGATGAAAATATTAACTTGCTGATTCAAATAAGAATGTTTGTCTGCTTAGATCCGCATTATTCATGACTTATTCTTCTAATCATTTGATATATTGAATACTTTTTATCCCGTAACGTTTATATCCTTTTGTTTTATTATGCAACCAACTTTTAATAGAAGCTGATGTAATATGCAGTTCATCCGCTAACTCTGATGTTACATTATACCTTGTCTCTGTTCCATCTTCTTTTGTAACAATAAATGGTCTATATGGTTTACGCCCTAAAAATCTGGAGTGCATTTCGTTCTGTTTTCTGGAACACCATTCTAAGTTTGATATATCGTTGTTTGTTATATCAGCATCAATATGATTTACTTCAGGTAGATGATTCGGATTCGGAATAAAATGTATTGCAACTAATCTGTGCCGAAAAAATCTTTGTTTTTCTGGAACGTGTCCCTTATGATACAGACATACTCTCATATAACCAATGTTATTCCTGTCACCAGATATAAGATTTCCTGTAAGTTTGTTTCTAATTTCACCATGATCACTTATTTCATAATATTCTTCCCATCCATATATATCTTTCCACATTTTGAACAATCCTTTTTTCTGTTTTATTTGTTTTAAATATGTGCAGAATCAAAACAAAGAAATTAAACAAACGTACACACAAAAAAGAGCCACCGCAATTGGTGACTCTTCTGGTTTTGTTTACAGTTTACATTGATTTGCGATCTTTAATTTCAGCCATTTTTGCATCATTTAATCTTGTTGCACCATGTACTCTTGAAAATGCGAGATATCCATTCATACGATCGATCTTTGTAATGTTATGACTTCCACAGCATGGACAAGTATCGCCCATGTCTACCTCTTCATGTCCACAATCATCGCAATAATTTAACGCGAGATTAACTCCTTCATAGAAACCAAGGTCCATAGCTCTTTCGATAAGAGATTTCATAGCTTTCTTATTATAACCTACTGGATAACGTACATACTGAATCTTTCCGCCATTGCATAAGTTCCAAAATCTATTTTCAGAATCCTGTTTCTCAATTGCAGTGATATCTTCAGTAACGTGACAATGAAAACTATTTGATACATATTCTTTATCGCAGATGCCTTTGATTACATATTCACCATTTTCAGTACGATCTACATGATATCCGACTGTTTCGAGTTGTTCCATGTTTTCACGAACATATTCTCGAAGCTGTTTGATCTGTTTTCCACAGAGACTTTCTGCTGGAGTGCCGTAAATGGCATAAAGAATATGATCTTCATGTTTAAATTCATCAACCTTACGATTGATATGCTGTAATACCTCAAGTGCGAATGCTCCGTCTTCTGCGATTGATTTTCCATTGTAGGCTTCCTGTAACTCATTAAGTGCCGTGATACCGAAACTGTATGTTGTAGCTTCCATCAGTTTTTTCGACTCTTTCAGTTTCTGTTCTGGTTTTAAATTTCCACCATAGAAACCGCCCTGTGTGAAGCCGAGTGGATTAATACTTGCTCTCTTCTCTCCAAGATATGCTTTCGTCTTAATGTGAATCTGTCTAATCATTTCCAGATAATAATCGAGTTCTTCCATGAAATTTACGCCACGTGACTTAGAATCAAGATAAATCAGCGGCAGGTTTAAAGAAACAACTCCTGCATTAAAACGACCCTCAAATACAGGTACATCATTTTCGTCTGCAGGTTCGAATCCACCTCTCTCATAGTAAGGGCTTAAAAAGGCTCTGCAGCCCATCGGCGATACAACCTTTTTGTATTTTTTATACATACTTGGTACATATCCTTCTCCAGAAAGTGATAACCAATCAGGGTACATTGTTTTTGCTGAACATTCTAAAGCTGCATCAAACACAGGTCCTGATCCATTCGTTTCCTTATCATACAAGAATACGTATTTTGGAAACAGAACAGGTCTTTTTTTACCAGCCTTACCCTGACCTTCTTTGTGTACATTGAACATGATAACGTTACACATTACACCAAATTTACTTGTGTTGAGACCAGATGTTACTGTAATGAATGGGTAATCGCCACGACTGGAACTAACTGTATTGAATTTCATTTCCCAACCCTGGAATCCCTGTTTAAAGTCGTAAGCAACCTGTTCCATTGCTACTTTGTCAGCTTTTGCTTTTGCTATCTCAGGATCGACACCGAGTTCTTTGTATTCTTTCATTCTTTCATTATAGGTTTTTGTATATGTCTTTTTCGCATACGGTTCAAGAATGAAATCGACTTGTGGAATTGTGAATCCTCCATACTGTTGACTAGGAGCCGATAATGCAATGTCTGCTATTACATCAAACGCAACATCCAATGTCGTTGGTTCATTGTACCATTCATTCCCCATTTCGTATCCGTTTTTTAACAGAATTCCCATCAAAAATAGACAACAGTTAATTGTAAATAATCTCTTATCTTTATCGTGAATGTAAATGAATCCTTTTGACTCAGCTGATTTCTCAATTGCAGTCAGAAACTGATTAATGTACATTTCCTTGCCAAACTCAGATGCGATTAATGCGTTTTGTGTTGATACGAGACTGGAATCTTTGTTTGCATTTTCTCTATCGCCGCGATACATGATCTTCTCTGCGAAGTCGGCTACACGGCTCATCATTTTTGCAAACTGAGCCTTGAAGTCACGATATTGTCTGTAACTCTTTGCTGTTACCGGACTTACGTCATCAAGAGCCATTTCAACATAAGAATGCAATTGATCAACAGTTACCTCTCTGATTGCTTTTGATGTTATAATATCCTCGACGATTACAACAACTCTGTCTTTTTGCGTTTCAGATAAATCAACACCAACTCTGTTTGCTGATTTTACAATTGCTGCTTTGATCTTCTTTGCTTCGAACATCTCTGTTCCTTTGTCTCCATTTTTAATTACTGTAATGTTTGTACTCATATTTATTCCTCCTTTTAGTGATTTAAAAGGAATCCGCTATGAGTATTCGGACTCCTTTTATTGATTTATATTTTCGTGTTAAATATGGGTTATATGTTTATAGTTCAAAGTCGTTTTCATCTAACTCATATTCGTTTTCATCCTGTTTTGAACCAGGTTCTTTGGTATCATTTATTGAATATGAACATTCATCTCCGACAAACCCTTTTCTGTCTTCGTATTCGTAAACTGCTGAAGTATTCCGAACAAATCCGTCTTCTTTTCTTAATATTCGTTGATTTGTTGAGCCAGCCCATTCATAATTCAGATCAAATCGTTCCTGTATGAACGGTCCATCTACAAGAACATCAATATGTGATAACAAATCTTGTGTAAAAATAGGATCCTGCTGAATTAAGGCTTCTTTTGTGTATCCTGTGTAAACCCAAACTGTTTTGTCCGGCATCTTTTCTTTAATTTCTTTAATTAGTGATAAGGTTTCGTCACGATTAAATGTTGCTAACGGATCTCCACCTGAGAACGTAATGCCGTCTATGTATGGTTTTCGTAATGCTTCAAATAACTCCTGTTTTGCAGCGTCATCAAATTTAATTCCGCTGTTTTTATCCCATGTCTGTGGATTTTGACACCCGGGACATTGATGTGTGCAGCCACTTTCAAATAAAACAACACGAATTCCATCACCATTTACCATGTTATCTTTCGCTATATCGTGATAATTCATAAAACAACCACCCTTCTTTTTACATAACTAAATATGTGTTCTATGTCTATTCGTTTTCGCTTACATTGGCTCAAATGTCGGCATCCCTTGTATGTACCCCAGAGCTTGTAACCGATCCATCCCGGCGACTTCCTGGTATTCACACCATTTCTTTTCATGTTCACACATTCGTCGCCACTCCTCTTTGGTTACACTCTGATCTTGGTACGATTGAACCGATGCTCCACTCTTTCTCTCCACTTCTTTTTGATCCCGTACATTTCGTTTGCTCATATCTTTTCACCTCTCTTTCTGCATATCTAAATATGTGTCCACAAGAGTGCAAACAAAAAGAAAGGGACCGACTTAAATGGTCAATCCCTTTTCTTTGTTGCTATCTATTGCTGCAATGATGTGTTATCAAATACATTCTGCAAGCTCAGTTTTGAACTTATTTTCGCTTTCTTAAAAATCCAGTTCCTGAAATGATTTCGTCTACTTCCCAGCACTGTAAATACTGTTCTCCATTCCAACCACTGAGAGCGATCGGTCTCCCTTCGACCTCTACGATTTCGATGTCTCTGCTTCCTGTCCAAGTTCCAAGTGTGCTCATATTGTTTCCTCCTCTTAATCTTTCCAAAAACAATACAGACAGTTATGAGGACATTTCTTTCTTGGTGTTAAAAGTTCCGTTTTACAGGCAAGACAATGACATCCGTTTCTTCCTTGTGGGTTCTCAGGAAATGTACCGTCATATTTAATTCCCATAATCTGCAGATCCTCTGTACTGATACATCCTTTAATCCGAAATGTCGCTGGAAACTTATATGCAAGGACGTCCTCTGCGCATGTATCAAACTGATAAGGGTACTCACTTAATGCGTTTCCGACAAGATTACGTTGTTCATCAGACGGATAGAAACTTCCACCATACATCGGCGTGAATCCAAGTTTTTGATAACGTTCCCGTACATGCGGATACTCATCCACGATTGAAATACGATATCGGATCTCATTTTCAGGCAAACCCAATGAATGGTAGTAATTTAACATCTCGGAAACTCGCTTGACACCCTTCTCAGTTGGGAAAATAGGATCAATCCGCAATACCATTCTGCTTGCTGGAAATCCAGACTCAATCAATTTCTTCATCTGTGAAAGCTGCTGTTTGTAGTCCGGGACATTTGGTTCCATTCTTGTGTGTCCCCATCCGGTACATGTACAATGCACTACGATAGGAACCTCATTCATATGGCTTAAAACCTTTTTGATGAATGTGTCGTTTAAGTTCTTTGTTATAAGGATGACTCCATCGATTTCCTTTAATTTGTTTTCCCATCTGAAGTCGACGCCAGCATCCCCGTACTCTGTGATTCCAAGTCTCATGTTATCCTCCTTGTTCTCCTTGTTTTGAATATGTTTTTTATCACTATAAATATGGTTTTCTGGGAGCCAAACTAATTTGAAAACAAAAAAAAGAAACCAACATTCCTGTTGATTTCTTTTTCCGTATCTCATTCACATGTGATTAAGATTTTGCCATACCAAGCCTCTCCAGACACTTCGAATTCATATCCTTTATAATCGATGCTATGTGTCCAATCACACTGCCATCCATTGAATTCAATTTCCGTCCCATAATGTAACTCAAAATCATTTTCAAAGTCACCGGATACGACATGTATGATCTGTATTTCCATTTTCTCTTTTTTAACAGACGCAATCCAGCTATCTAAAAGCTTTTCGACTTCCTCTTTTGCACCGATCTTTCTGTAGTCTATTTCATATCTCATGATTGTCTCCCTCTCTTACTCCATATCGATTGACTCCATCATTCTGCCTTCTCGTCCTTGTTCGAATACAGAACACATATAATCACCGATAAATTCCGCAATCTCATCTCGATTTATACATTTGTTTCCATTTTGTTTATCGTATTCCACGTCCGGACACAGATGTTGCAGCCCATATTGGTCACACATTTTGTTTATCTGATCACAGGCTGCGATTGCCGTGTCCAAACAATCTGCTGTTTTAGATTCGAGCTCCTCAATGTATTCTACATATCGTTCAGAAGTAATATGTTCATCATTTGCCAATGTCCGAGCTACAGAATGTCCGTATGATTCCTTATAAACCGCGTCAAAATAGGTTTGTAACATATGAAACCGCGCATTTACGAATGCAATATCTGATTCAATTTCATCGCGGTCAAAATCTCGGTTCATAATTGCCGTAATCAAGTCATTTACACTACTCATTTCGTTTCCACCTTTCTCGAGTCTCATTTACGCCCTTCCACAATATTATATACCATAATAAGGCTCAAAATTGCGGAAACTCGTCATAATTCTCCAAAATCATCGTCATCATATTCGACGTCTTCCATAGAATCCCCACCAGCATCGTCATTGGCAACCCCACTTTTGTATTCGAACTCTCCGTATGCATTTTGATCCATGTCGCCTGGATTGTATGCATGCTCTGGATTTCTGCCTGCATCTTTCGCAATCTCATACGAAACATCAAGTGCCGGACGGTCACCATATTTCATCTCATTGTCAATGATAAGCTGATCCATAGTTCTGCCTTCACGTCCTTGTTGGAATACAGAATACACATATCGACCAACAAAATCTGCAATCTCTCCTCTGTTTACGCATTTTTCTTTGTTGATTGGATCGACTTCGACTTCTGGACACAGATGTTCGAGACCGTACATATCACATTGACGATTGATCTGTTCACAGGCTGCGATTGCCATATCATGTGCGTGTTTTCTTTTTCCATCAAGATTAACGACCATATCCTGATAGGCTTCTGGTGTCATCATCCCTCCGTGAACTAATGTTAACGCAGTAGAGCTACCGTAAACATGTTCGTAAACTGCATTAAAGTATTTCCGAAACTTATCAAATCGTTCGTTTACAAAACTTATGTCTTCGTTAATATATTCCTGGGAATAATCTCTGTTTGCAATTGCCTTCAACAAGTCATTTACACTACTCATAATGGTTTCCTCCATATCTTCATTTTCCATAAATATGTGCGGAGACCGAACTCTGTATGGCAAAAAAAAGACACCACCTCAATAGGCAGTGTCTTTCCTGTTTGTTAGAGTTCCTCAAAGTGATCCATAATGTATTCTGCTGCTTCTTTCGCAAATACAGAATCATTGATAAACTTGCCAAAATACGACTGAGTGATGACGGACCCAATCGGGTTTGGTTCAAATGTAAGAATCTTTTTGTCATCGAGTATATCAATCACCGGCAACAAACCAGTGCTTAATACAGGAGTGAATTTTGGAAAGATAATATCCATTTCTGGTCTTCTGTATATAGAATACACGAATTGAATATTACCATCATTGTCTCTAACCAGGTACTCCTTTATCTTTTCTTTCGAATGCTTTTCGTCAAGTTCGATATTCTTCTCATCAAACATAGCATTTCTCCCTTCCTCTTCTCTCTTATTTGTATTCTAAATATGTGTTGTGACAAGGCAGTCTAAAAATTCTGTATCCCATGGTTAGTATACCGTTATTGTTACCAAAAGAAAAGAGACCACATGAATGCGATCTCTATAAATCCTCTCCGACATCAAAATCGTCTGTATTATCCTCTAGGTTGTTTGTTTCTGGAATATTTTCTGATTCTTTTTGTCTTTCATGGTACATTGATATCGTTGCTCCGTTTTCGAATTCGTAAGCCATATCAACCTTTAATGCATAGTTATTTGCAATTGTTATGGCTCTTTCTTCTGGAAATCCATATGATGTATATAAAGCAATTGTCTCTTCAACCGTTGGAAGTAAATCTATATTTACTAACTGTCTGTTTTTTATGTTCTTAACCATTTTTTCTTCAGAATCGTAAAAACTTGTAATTGGTTGCTGCAATAAGCTTAATCTTGTATGAACCGTTGATGATTCTTTGAAAAACATACTATTACCAGAGTCATATATTGGTGCTGGACCTAGATATTGCATTGTGTTTGAATCTCTTAGAATACCAAAATTTCCAAGATGTTCGTCTGTATTACTGATAATGAAATCTGTTAACGTCTGATAATCCATAAAATCACTAATTTCTTGAGCTTCAATTCCTAATTTTGCACATATCCGAATATAGTTATCATATAATGATTTGTCATTTTGCAATTTCGATCCTTCGATAACTTCATATGCGGATACTAATTCAACAGAATCGTTTGTAAATGCATCACATCTACAATAAAGACCATTATCCTCTGTATGTCCCGCAAGATAAGGAACATAAGGGATTGTCGTTTCTTGTAAATCATGCAAATAAGTTGCAAAAGCCTCATTTATCGCCTGCTGTCCAAAATACTTATAACTTTCTTTCACAAGCGTTGGAAATTGTGTTTCGATATCCCAATATTTTTCCATTTGTCCACCTAATGCGGCATTCGAATCATAAGAAGTTGCATTGTGATATGGAACTTTATTGTCAGAAAATGGATTCATACTTGATAACTTCACATCTTCATATTTTACATCCATATCCAGTGGTCGAATCCAATAAGAATCTGTCATTGATAGAGCAAGATTTTTTGCCAGATACATTTTTGTATTCGTACATCCAGCTTGTTTTAATACTTCCTGCATCATTTTTCGAGAAGCAGGAACAGCTCTCCCTTCCCACCAATGTTTCATTCTTCTCGTATCTGCATTTCCCAAAAACGGTGATAACCCACTTCCGTTGTCTTTATATATTTTTAGAGTCCCTGTTTCGTCATCGATAATTAGACTTCCACAAACATCATTTTTATGCATTAATGCGTATTGACTCATAGCAATGCCTCCCATTCTCGTTTTTCATTATCATAATCTTCAATCATCATTTCAGGTACTTGTTTCCGATAACAATCATATAAATCTTGACACATATTTTTTAGAGTGAGCAACATTAAATCTTCATTATTATCTAGTATATGCAACTCTATTCCACTATTCGTTACTTTCCAATAATATCGATATCCAAGATAAGTTCCTTTTCCGTTTTCGAGAAAAGCAATGTTGTTCAGAATCTCATCTATATTGCAATTCAAATATAAACTAAGCTTATATACTGTTTCTGCTGCTTTGTTGTTAATATTTTTCTTATCATTGATCAATTCATTCAATGTTGTATATGGAATTCCACTCTCTTGACTGATTTTATATATGCTTTTCCCAGTTTCTTTTATTTTTTTCTTTAAACGGTCATTCATTGATTATCACTCCTTTGTGTTCATTATAACGCAATTACGTTATATGTCAAGTAAAGTCTAAAAGAAAAGAGACCACATGAATGCGATCTCTCTTCTGTTTTTTAGTTATGATTCCTTATCTCCCAAAGTTTGATACCTCTCATATTGCAAATGAATCCCAAAAGATCCGATTTCTCAGAAAGGAACTTCTCATACTGGCGACGTTCTTTGATATCTACAGGATCCCAGCCTTGTTCCTCCATAATTTCTGCCTGGCTTCCGAGACAAGCATCTACAGAATCATAATACGCTTCTTTCAGTTTCTCATCTGACATTAATGCAGCTTCCTGAAAGATCATGTTTTTCTCTGATTTCTTCATATTGTTTCCTCCTGCTAATATCCGATATATACCGGAAATCCATCAAAATCGTAGTTTCCATACTCTGTTTCGTTATCCATGTCTTCGATTACCTCAGATACATTCCGAATCAGATTATCATAATCGTAATCTAATTCTTCAGCAGCATCCAATGAAATAAAACCAATAGCACAACTACTGTTTGCCTGCACTTCGATTGGAATTACCTGTTCGCATTCGAGCCTGCCGACAAGTTCTGTGATCTCTTCTATTGTAATCCCTTCATCTAACGGCTTTTGAACGAATGCGGCTTTTGGAATGACACGATTTTCTTCGACCTTCGTTTTGTCTGTAACGATTCCACCATGATCGAATCCATCGAATTTAGCAATCCAGAACCGATCGCATCCGTTTGCGTCTTTTTCAAAGTTAAAATCATTTGCGTCAAGTGGTGTTCTCTGTTTTACTTCTTCACAAACAGGAGAAAATATATTTACCATATATCTTCCGCATTTTGGACACATGAGGTAATTTCTTCCCAAAATCATCCGAAATTTAAGCTCGCATCCGCAACCACAATTTCCAACTATATCACCAAACGGACTCATTGGTAACTTCCAGTTAAGATGATCGCAAGCTTCTTTAAAACTCATTACTTTGTAATCAGTAACATCTTGTAATCTTTTCTTTTCCATACTTCACTTTTCCTCCTTTATTTCGTATGCTTTGTTTTTGTACTCTAAATATGGGTTCAACTCTTCGCATACAAAACAACCGGAGGTACACAAAAGCCTACTCCACTAAATTGGAATAGGCTCTTTCGTTTGTTTCTTATTTGTTTTTCAATTCCTTTCTATATTTTTTGCTGTATCTGTCTAAGATTTTGCAAACAATATAGGTATTTGTCTGTTGTTCGTTTTCAGGTATGGTGTCTTCCGGAATATCCAAATACTCAGCCAGAAAAAGCAATGCTTTCTGAGCATCCATTGGTGGGTTACAGAGACCGTAATCTTCCTGCTTTGCAAGCCAGCTTGTTATCGTTTCTGTCTGATTCTCATCATTATCGACTTCTTTCTTGTCTTCAATGATCCAGAACCGCTCATTTCCTTCCTCGTCTTTCTCGATGTCAAGCATTGAACGACAAGCCGGATTCAAAGAAATCAGACTTGACATTTGTTTCCCGCAATTACCGCATCTTACTTTTTGTACGCCAATTACTCCAGTATACTCAATTTTGCTGCTACCGCAGTCACAGGATACTGTGTAAACTTCGTCGTCCTCTGTGAGAGTCCAATTTAACGCTTTTGCGGCTTCTTTGAAACTCATTACTTTGTGATCCGTCATATCTTTCAATCTTTTCTTTGCCATACTTTTTGCCTCCTTTACTTTCGTATGCTTTGTTTTTGTTATCCTAAATATGGGTTCGATTCTTCGCATACAAAACAACCGGAGGCACACAAAAAGAGCCAACTATAGTAGTCGACTCTAATTGTTGCTGTTTTAGTATCCTTTGACTGCTTCCCAAACACGTGCAACAGTCTCAAGATTCAATTCGTGCTCGCTTGAAATAATCCAGTCCTCGTTATAATCTCTGCTGATCACGAAACGTAAGTCTCCGCACCAATACACTTCAATTTCTTTTCCAGGTGTCTCTATGACGTCCCAGAATCTGCCGCCTTCTAAGCATTTTCTGACACGATTTGCTGCTTCTGTTACTGATCTTGTCATAATACTTTTTGCCTCCTTTGTTTTCGTATGCATTTGTTTTGTTATCATAAATATGGACTCAATTCTTCGCATACAAAACAACCGGAGGCAAAAAGAGAGACCAACCAATTGGTCAGCCTCTGTTTCTTGTTAGTCGACTTTAATTCCAGTACATTCGTAAAAAATATCTGGATCAAAGTTTGGAATCGCCTTGATGATTTCTTTATCGTCTATATCAAGACTATCCCACCACATCTGACAACATTCAGACTTATCAAGCTCCTTAAGATATCCACCTGTTGTCTTATATGTTGAGTGTTCTACTTTTTCTTCATCCGTCATGTCGTCTGTATTCACCCATTCAGCAGCACTTTTTGGTATCTGTCTCAGTAATTCCCTGGCCTTTGAGTCTAACCAATCCTGATAGGTCATATCTGACGGTTTGTCAAACAACATGATTTTGTGTTCTTTTACATTGAAACAACCTGTGTTGAAAGATGAATTGTTAAAATCCCCAGTATTGAAGCTTCCGCTGTTCATATTCCCGGTGTTCCTGTCCCCGGTGTTTCCACTTCCGGTGTTGCATTCCCCGATGTTGCAATTTCCGGTGTTCCAGTCCCCGATGTTCCCGCTTCCGGTGTTGCAGTCCCCGGTGTTGCAGTTTCCGTTGTTCCAATCCCCAGTATTCCAATCCCCGGTGTTGAAGTCCCCAGTGTTACAGTGCCCGGTGTTCTTACTTCCGGTGTTCCTGTTCCCAGTGTTCCTGTTTCCGGTGTTCCTGCTTCCGGTGTTCCAGACCCCAGTATTCATGTCTCCAGTATTTCCTAATCCTGTATTATCTTTTTCAGTATTTACGATTGTTAAGAGTTCCACCCAAGGAATCTCTCTTACAATCTGGATTTTGTTTGTGCATGACTTGTCACCTTCTGTATCTAAGTCTCCAAGTGCAATTACTTCTGCAACTTTGTTTCTTGGATTAAAAGGGTAATAATTAAAACAGTCAATAGCTTCTTTGCAAAAATGAAATCCTCTATCACAGCATCTCGGTTTAACATTTTCTTCAAATATTTTTCCAACCTCATACTGAAAATCTCTACAAGTCCAATCTGGATTAAATACTTTAAATCCATGTACTGGTTCGTGATTTGTTACATTATTACTCATTTTCCGTTTCCTCCTTTTTGTGTGCTAAATTTATTTGTTATCCTAAATATGGTATTAAGTACTTGCACACAAATACTTTGGAAACGAAAAGAGAGACCAACCAATTGGTCAGCCTCTGTTTTTCGTTAGTCGACTCTGATTCCAGTACATTCGTAAAAAATATCTGGATCAAAGTTTGGAATCGCTCTGATGGTGTCTTTGTCTTTTGTTTCGAGATTATTCCACCACAACTGACAACATTCAGACTCGTCAAGCACTTTCAGGTAACCGCCTGTTGTCTTGTATTCCGGATGTTGTTCCTTTTCTTCACCAGTCATGTTGTCGTGCCAAATCCATTCAACAACATCCTTTGGTATCTGCTTTAATAACCACCGTGCATCAGATTCACACCAGTCACTATAGGTCATATCTGACGGTTTATTGAACAGCAATATCTTCTGTTCTTTTGTATTGAAACAGCCAGTATTAAAAGATGACTTGTTCCAATCCCCCGTATTCCTATTCCCAGTGTTCCTATCCCCAGTGTTATTATTTCCTGTATTCTTGTACCCGGTGTTGTTGTTCCCGGTGTTCCAATACCCGGTATTCCAATCCCCTGTGTTGTAGTTTCCGGTATTGTCGTTTCCGGTGTTCCTGTCTCCGGTGTTCCTGTCTCCAGCGTTACAAATCCCGGTGTTCCTATTCCCAGTGTTCCTGTCCCCAGTGTTACAGTGCCCGGTGTTTTTGATCCCGGTGTTCCTGTTCCCGGTATTCCAGTTTCCTGTGTTCCTGTTTCCAGCATTACAGTCCCCTGTGTTCCTGTTCCCGGTGCAATTCTTTCCAAGATTGATGATTCGCAACACTTCATCCCAAGGAATTTCACGCACGATTTCAAGCTTGTCCGTGCATGACTTGTCACCTACTGTCAGCACCTCACCGTAAGCAATGACTTCTGCAACCTTGTTTTCACTGTCAAAATCATAATAATTGAAGCAGTCAGCAGCAGTCTGGCAGAAGTGCATACCATGACAACAAACCTCAAGTTTTCCTTCTTCTTCAAACTTTCCAGGACAGGTATATTGTTTTGGTTTAGCTCCTGCTGGTCTACAGGTCCAATCCGAATCAAAAACCTTATATCCATGTACTGGTCCACTTATTTTTGTTACTTCACTCATTTTGTTTCCTCCTTTTCGGTGTGTGTAATTGTTTGTTATCCTAAATATGGAATGAATGGATTTGTGTTGTAAGTTTTCATACACATACAAAAAGAACCCGCATAAAGCGAGTCCTTCTGTTTGTTTCTGCTTTAGATTCCAAGATCGAATTTCATCTGTGGATTCTTCTTTGCAATTTCTTCTCTTGGATATCCGATCAGTTTAAAATCATCAATCGTGAAATCGAAAAAGTTTGTTTTCTCTGTATCCAGAACAAATCTTGGATCACAATCAATTGTATTTCGATTAAAAACGATTTCTTTTGCCTGACTCAAATGTCTGTCATAAATCTGCACGTTTTCACTTACATGCGTGAAAACACCAGGTTCGTATCCACAATGTTTTGCGACCATTAACTGAAGCGCCACATACTGCATCTCATTGATTGATGCGGATACGATAAAGTCACTGGACCGCTGATTCATGAGCATATCCAGATACAATTTACCGTCGATTCCTCTTCTTACATTCCAGATCGTTTCATAACAACATGGATTCAATCCTTTGGTTGTTCCGCCTGTTTCGTCTGAAAAATCGTCTTCCTGCCACATGCACATGATATGACGGCGACCAAATGGATCGGCTGTTAATCCATTCAGTAACTTATTGATCAGGTTATGTCTTTTTACAGTTGCTCCATATCTGCAGCCAATTGTTCCGTCGCCAATATCCCACTGGTCCCAATATTTGATACCAAGATCATGGAGATCTGACAGCTTATTGCTCTGCATCTGGTAAATCCATAAGATTTCTTTGACTGCTGATTTCCACGCGATCGGTCTCAAAGTCAAAATCGGGCACTCACCTTTTGCTAAGTCGTATCTGGTAACAACATGGTTAATGGATAACGTATGAGCCGGGACATAAACGGTTACATCTGAACCGTTTGTAAATGCAGTTCCTTCTCCAATTTCAATCTTGTTTCCATCTTCTGTGATCACATATTTGCAATCATCAGAAAGATGCGCATTATGATACATATCTTCATAATGTGGTCTCGGATTCTCGTCTCTGAATCCATTTTGCAGGATTTGGTAAAGAATCGCTTTCTGGTTCTGATCTCCTACTGTTCCGAATGGATATGTTTTCTTTGTTTCTGACATTTTGTTTCCTCCTCTATTATGTGCTTTATTGTTTGTTATCCTAAATATGTGATAAGATGATTGCATACAAAATAACCGGAAACGACCATTCGAATCCATAACAAAAAGAGCCTGCACATTTGCAAACTCTAATTGTTTCGGGTTATTCGTCTTCGTCAATAGCTTCGACTACTTCACCATTGATACAGCGATAATAAGTATCTGCTTTAATATTAACACCATCTACGATCACCATTTTCGCTCCAACCAACTGCCATGCGTCTTCTTCGTTTAGTGTATATCTGACACATTTCCAATCAGCCAAAACAAGACGAGAGCCAATACAGCCTTTTGCTTTTGATTTATATCCCCATGCAACAGCAATTCCTGTATCACTTTCAACAGAAGCAAAACTGTCTCTCCCTGTTGTCGTTGATACACATCCATATCCATTCGCTGATGATACTGATTCCTCTTCTGTTGTTGCTGAAACACTATGATTTCCAGTAGCAGATGAAATGCTATAACATCCGGTTGTTCCGGATATGCTGTGCTTTCCATCTGCTGACGATACGCTGTTTTTGCCAGTTACTGCCGAAATACTATCGTATCCAGTTGCAGATGCAATGCTATTATAACTAGTTGCTGTTGACGTTACTGATGATCCATCTGCTATTGATGTGCTAAAACTCTCAGTAACGGATGCAGATGATTCTGGTCCATATGCAGCAGCAGCTCCATAGGATCTAGTATTTGCTGCAACACAACCGTATCCTTCTTTAGATACAACATTATGATTACTTATAACCGATGCGACTTTACCTGCTCCTTTATAAACAGAGACTTCTTTAGCTTTTTTATAAATGAAATCGTACGCGCTCAACGCAAGTTCTGTAAACGATAACTTAGGTCCAATTTTGATATCAGTAGTACTCATATTTGTATCAAGAGTACTTTTATCGATAACTCCTGATAACTCTACTTCATGGTATTCGCTTTCTGTTGGTCCGTAATGTGTGAAGCAATCCAATGGGTATTCACATGCATGAAAACCAGTTTTACGACATTTTGCTTTTTCTTCATGATACGATTTTCCTTCCTCGTATCGAAATCCTCTGCATGTCATGTCTTTTCTAAATCCTTTCGTTGCTTTCATTTCGTTTCCTCCTTTTATTATGTGCAAATTGTTTGTTATCCTAAATATGTGCTAAGATAAACGCACACAAAATAAACGGAAACGAAAAGAGCCTGCATATTCGCAAGCTCTAATTGTTTCTGATTATTTTTGTTTCTCTCTAAGTTCGTTATACAGATCCCGCATTGTCATATGACGAGAACAAAGAATACGAACCATTAAATGCATACAGGATATTGCCTGTTTCGCTGCTGTTTGTAATTCGTCTGTGGTTGGGTCTTCCATAGTTTCATCATTGAGCAGACTCAAATTCCAGATTGCATCATTAATCTCTTCAACCTGTTCCATAACAACATAATCCGTATTACTTATCGGTGGTTTTACATCGTCTTCTTTCTTATCTTGACACATTTCAATCGCCATCATCAGGTTCGCGTAAAGTGTCTGAGAATCAAAACTGTCGACTACTTCGTATCGCTGTTCGCCAAGACAATGACAAAGCAATGTAAGTTCCTCTTGGCTGAACTCAATGATACGTTTCTCTTTTGCTGTGTTAAGTATCTCCATATTTTGTTTCCTCCTTTTTTTTGTGTGCAAATGTATTTGTTATCCTAAATATGTGACGAAACAAACGCACACAAAAGAAATGGAAACGAAAAGAGACAACCACGATGGTCATCTCTTTACTTTGTTTTTAAAATTCATATTCAACTGCATCTTGCCGATCCACGAAGAAATGAAGTCCAGGAGCGCATTCATTCCATCGATTATCATCAAAGTCAGGTACTTCTGCGATTTCTCCAACTCGATAAATAAAACAATGATTATATATCGATTTTATTTCCTGTAATCCGCTATCAGATCCGTCTATATTCTCTATCGCCAAGACCAATGCTTTACTACACCTGCATTTCTTTGTTGTTGCAGATGATCGTTTTGCGTCTTTACAAATCTGAAGCTTTACAATCTTTTCAGAGACTGCTTTTTTATAACCAATGAATGAACCAGTTTCTGGACATGCGATCGGATAATCGATTTTTGTATCTTCACTGATCACTGCACAGACTATATCTGTATTTTGAAGTTTTGCACCTCTAAGATTCGCACCTCTAAGATTCGCTTTGCACAAATTTGCATCTCTAAGATCTGCTCCGGACAGATTCGCATATCTAAGATCTGCTCCGAATAAACTTGCCTCTCTAAAATCCGCATTTCTAAGATCAGCTCTTCTAAGATTGGCTTCGTATAGAATTTTATTGCTAAGATCCGCTCTCATGTTTTCCCATCCGTCAATATCCTTATTAAGATAATGCTGATGATTTTCGACGATCTTGTTTAATTGTTCCTGTGTCATACTTCGTTTCCTCCTTTTTAATATCATGATTTTTGTTATCCTAAATATGGATTCTAGTAGTTGTATGTTAAGTTAAGTACATAAACATATTTGGAATACAAGCTTCGCGTTTAGAAAAAGACCCTCGCATACAATGATTATGGATCCTAGATCTACAAACAACTCCAACAGATCCTGAAATTCAGATTCATGACCAGACAGATCAAAATCATAAAGGTATGCAATTGTGCTTATGAACAAAATCAACCATGAAAACATAACTCCTAAGAGCAGAATTACTGCCATGTTCGATCCCTCATTTTTCTATGATTTTGTTAACTATAATTAATAGGCTCACTTCTTGAAAACCTCGTCAGGGAACACACAAAAAAAAGAGCCAGATTATTCTGACTCTCTTTGTTTTCTTGTTATTCGTTTTCGATATTAGCAGGAACTGCAATATCCCATTCCGGAATTTCAATATATTCCATAGCGTTTACAACTTTCTGGCTATAGAACCAGTTTGTCCATGGATTTGATGCCAAGTATTTACTATTCTGAACATCTTGATTCCATTCTTTCACATCTTTGATAACCTGCAGTTTGGATACATCTTCGTTATCTGTGTTGACAGCTTGTATCTCAGCAACAATAGCCTCATATTCGATTCTGTTATGAGTAATCTGATTATTTACTCCAACATGCGAACATAGAATAACCATTCCGACACAAAGTAATCCGAAGAACCCAATGCTTACGAAACTAACCTGAGTTATAAATATAGATACGCGATAACTGTTTCTGAATACAACGAAAAGAATACCTATAACCAAACATGCAGCAAATATTAATGTTAATAACATACCTTTTTCCTCCTTTTTCGTATGCTTTGTTTTTGTTGTCCTAAATATGGTACGGAACATTTTCCGTATATCCATATATAAGGCTCATATTTCAGAAACCTCGTCAGAAGACACACAATATGGTACGCACCCATTGCATATAAAAAAGAAAAGAACCCACACATGTCTGTGCATGTATGGATTCTATCCTTTTACTCTGTTTAGATCGGGTTCGTAAATATCTCGAAACGGATGATACTATCATGATGATTCATCTCAACGTGTCCAGGAACAAGATCATAAGCTTTGTCATCAATAATAGCAATGACGTTTTTGATCTCTGTATCCTCTTTCAGTTTGATGATCACATCATACGGTATTGGGTTTTCACTTAAACCACATCCTGAATTCATTACTGGGAATTCCTTACTGTCGGTAACCAAGCATAATGAATTCGGATATTTCTTTGATAATGTCAGATAAGCGATCGTTCTGCTATCGCCATCCGGCACTCCAACCTGCATATCGTACCCAATTTGTGAGTCACTCCAATCCATGCTTAAGAATTCGCTTCTTGTCATAATACTTTCCTCCTTGTATCCTTTTTCGTATGCGTTTGTTTTGTTATCCTAAATATGTGATGCATGATTCACATACAAAACAAAAGAGCCTACCAATAGGCAGACTCAATTTGCTTTTAGTACAATATTAGATATACAAGGCAACATATTAATGTTAAAGTCCCAGACATAAGACTACAAACTGCAGAAATTGATGATATTCGTGATATTATTCCGTCTTCCACAATTCCGTCTTTCATTTCTATTTCTATTGCATCTGTTAAAAGATATACAATTCCAGAAACCGAAAAAATCGTACCTAATATTTTGATGATTGTTAATAACATTGTATTTCCTCCTTTTCGTGTATTATTTGTTATCCTAAATATGGTATTCATAATTCGCATACAAAACAAAAAGAGCTACCATGTCGGTAACTCCCTTTGTTTTCTTTCAGATTTTTAGCCTGTAAATCCGCCTGTGTTGACTCTCAGACAATACTTGAAGTTATCTTTGATCAGTTTGTTGATCGTCGTTCTGATTTCTGTAAGATCGTCCTCTGGATATTCTGTAAGCATCTGATATAACCGCTTGATTGGTTTTCCAGCTTCCACTTTGACATAATAATCATCACAGAAGGTATACGCTCCCTGGTTTCCAATTGACTTTAGTATCTCTTTTCGTTCCTTTTTTGGCATCTCCGGATAACATAATTTGGGAATTACAGGGATCAATAATTCCCCTGTTACCTGAATATCTTCTTTGAGTTCATTAAGGTACTCTTCGTCTGCCTTTTTGTATTCCAGTTTTGTGTAATATCTGGCACAATAAGTACAGAATTCAGACAAGCCCCAAATATAATCATATCGAAGCTGATCGAGTATAATCTTCTTTGGTTTGACCGTAAATATATCCACAATGTACTCTGGAGGAATGACACCATCGTAATTGTATTCATCAGATACATTTCCCTGGTCGACTAATTCCATTTTGTCTTCGTCCGGAACCGCAACTTTGATTACCGTATTTGTCCCAAGCATGATTGACCAAGCATCAATGCTGCTTTCGGAACACAAACAAAGTCTTTCTTCTTTGTCTCCGATTGATTTTGACCGTTTCCCAAGCATCGGTTTTAATCCTTCTCTCTGGATCGCGGTAATAAACTCTGGCTGCGTTAAATGATAATAATAATTCATTTCGTTTCCTCCTCGTATGCAATATGTTTTGTTGTCCTAAATATGGAATTAAGACATGCATACGAACGAACGGAAACAAAACAAATCAAAAAGAGCTACCATATTGGTAACTCTCTTCGTTTTCGATTATTCTGTTACACTTTCCGGAATCTCAATGTATTCCATCGCTTCAATAACTCTCTTGTTGTACAGCCAGCTGGTCCACGGATTTTTGAGTCCCTTCTGTGCGTTTTCTGTTTTTTCGTTCCATTCATTCACGCACTCAATGATTATTTCTTTCTCTTCATAATTTGGATTCTCTTCCAGCAAACAAACACTTGCAGACAACAATGCGTATTCCTTATTATTGTTTGCAATATCAGAATCCGCACTATTATATTGATTCCAGATCGACTCAAACATTAATGTAAGCCAAATGAAACCCAATACCAAAAACAGACTGCCGAAGAAAACACCTGCATTCTTCTTCTTTGTTTTCCTCTTTTGGATAACGCTGATTGCAATGATAGCGATTCCGATAACAATAAATACGATTCCCATTAATACCATTAACATAATTTGTTTCCTCCTTTTTGTATGTAATATGTTTTGTTATCCTAAATATGGAACTAAGACGTGCATACAAATGAACGGAAACAAAGCAAAACAAAAAGAGCTACCATATTGGCAACTCTCCTCGTTTTTCGATTATTTAATCATGTTTTCCGGAATCTCAATGTATTCCATCGCATCAATAACTCTCTTGCTGTACAACCAGTTTGTCCACGGACTTTTAAGATATCGTCTCCCGTTATCTACTTTTTCGTTCCATTTGTTGACGCTTTCAATGATTGCATCTTTTTCTTCATAGTTCGGATTCGTTTCTAACAAACAGACACTTGCAGATAATAATACGTATTCATTGTTATTGTTTGCAATATGAGAATCCGCACAGCTATGTGCTTCTAATATTATCAAAGCCATCGTCATTACCCATATGATTCCAACTACCAAAACAAAGCTACCTATACACAAAGCATCCATTTTGTTTTTCTTCGCTGTCTTATTTTGGGTAACTCCGATCCAGATGACAACAAATCCCACAACAACAAACATAATTCCTAATAATGTAAATAACATTTTCGTTTCCTCCTTTTTGTATGTAATATGTTTTGTTATCCTAAATATGGAACTAAGATGTGCATACGAATGAACGAAAACAAAACAAAAAGAGCTACCGTGTCAGTAACTCTTCTCGTTTTCGGTTATTTAATCAGGTCTTCCGGAATCTCAATGTATTCCATTGAGTCGACTATATTCTTGTTCCATAACCAGCTGGTCCACGGATCTTTGAGATACTTTCTTCCGTTGTCTACTTTTTCGTTCCAGTCGTTGACATTTTCGATGATTGTATCCTTTGCTTCATCATCCGGATTCGCTTCCAGCAAACGAATATTTGCACACAGCATTACGTATTCTTTCTGATTGTTTGCTATCTCCGAATCCTCTTTCATACGCTGCAATCCAATGACCTCGAATACAAATGTCATCCATGCAAATCCAACCGACAGAAATACAATTCCAAGGTATTTGCCTACTTTCTTGAATTTTGGAACCTTAATACAGAGCCAGATGATAATAATTCCAATAACTATTAATACAATTCCAGTCAATGTAATCAACATAATTTGTTTCCTCCTTTTTCGTATGCGGGTTGTTTTGTTATCCTAAATATGGACGAAATAATGGCATACTAAAGATGGGAAACAAAATGATATAAAGAAAAGCCACACTTTGTTCTCTGTTGTGTGACTTTTCTTGGTATGAGGTGTATCGGACTAATCGGTTAATGCTGTGTTACTAAACGGATTAGTTCCCAATGTTACGTTGTTACCAAATGCTGTTGTTAGTGTTGATTTGCTTGTATATGTCTGTCCTTTATAGGTTACAGATGCTAAACTTATACAATCATTAAATGCCCCATTTCCAATGCTTGTTGCTCTATCTGGTATTGTGATTGAGGTTAAACTAATACAACCACTAAATGCACCTGATTCAATACTTGTTACGCTGGTTGAGACTGTAATTGATGTTAAACTAGTACAGCGCGAAAATGCACTGTCTTTAATGTTTGTTACACTGTTTGGAATTGTGATTGCTGTTAGACCAGAACAACGAGAAAATGCATGGTCTCCAAGACTTATTACACCGTCTGGTACGGCAATTGAGGTTAAATTGGAACAACCGTAAAATGCATAACTTCCAATACTTGTTACACCGTTTGGTACTGCAACGTCTGTAAGCGAAGAACAATTATAAAATGTGTTATCGCCAATACTTGTTATACTATCCGGTATCGTAATGTTTGTTAATGACGAACAACCATAAAATGCGTAATTTCCAATACTTGTTACGCTGTCTGGCATTACAATTGATTTTACTTCTGGTTTTGCCTGTAGTACGGAATACGCAGACGCTGGATCAGTTTTATAATTATTAAATGTATAGTCTTTACTTACATCGATTCCGCTCTCTTCCCAAGTGCAAACCATTTTCCCATCTGCGTCATATAATCCAGCAGCTAACTCTTTATTGACACCGATTGCAAACTCAAAATTGCCTGACCAGTCTCCAGACGTAAGTTCGTTTGCTACAATGTTACCTGTCGTACTACCTCCATCCGGTAGATTCACCTGATCGGCTGCAAACTCTGTAACATCCTGAGTGATAGTCCCGGTGACCGCAGCCTTTCCATTCGAATCCGTCAATTGCATGGTCGCATCAGGAGTAACAGTAACCGTCTCATTCCCGGAAATGTCACCCTTTACTTTAACGTCATAGGTTGCACTCTTATTTTGCCCTAAAGTAATCGTCTTCGGAATGGTTACAGTAAAAGCGGAATCCTGTTGATATGTGATAGTTGCTCCCTGATTTCCTGTCGTTGTTGCTTCCTGTGTTGTGTTGTCCGGATTTTCGGCTGCCAATGTTGGAATCGTAGGCGTTAACGTCATGATCGCAGCCAGAACAAGCAGACAACTCACTGCTTTTCGTTTCATAAGATTTCGTTTCCTTTCTTTGTGTTCAAAAATAAATTGTTTACGAGTAACAAGATAAATATGGTCTGAACACGAGCAGAGGAAACAAAAAGAACCGGAAACAAAACAATACTAGTTCAAAACAAAACAATCTGTCTTCAAAATAGACAAAACCATAAGTATATCTTATAATGATGTATATCAGCAATAACAAATACGAATACGACGGAGGAATTTGAAGTATGGCAACCTATTATGATACGAAATGTTTAGACTGTGAGTATGAATTTCATGCTATATACGGTCGACCTGGCAACAGTCAGAAAGAAAACAAAGTTGTGAAGTCAATCGAAGACGGTAACAGAACCGATGAACTCGCACTTGTGTACAAAACAATGGAACGCCCACGAATTGAAGTAAATTCGGTCCCGTTCTTTTGCAAACACTGTAGGAAACTCTTTAATTATGACGTAACTCTTGTTTGTGGAAAATATGGGACCTACGAGGAAAGGGTCGCACATTGTCCGGACTGTAATGAGATTTCCTATCTGCCGATTCCACAAACAGTATTCATGAAACAAGAAAAGGAATCCTGCTGCCCGTGTCCGAAATGCAATGGATCCGGATTTGTGGTTACAAAGTCTGGGATCTATGATTAACGGACACAAAAAGAGCATTTTCCATAAAGAAAAGAACCCGTACACAAATCTGTGTATAGGTTCCTTTTCTGTCTGTTACTCTACTTTGATTCCTGTGCATTCGTAGAAAATCTCAGGGTCGAAGTTCGGAATCGCCTTAATAGTATCCTTATTTGCATCCGAAAGATTATCCCACCACTTCTGCGCGGTTTCGGAATTATCAAGCACTTTAAGATAACCACCTGTTGTTTCGTAGGTTGGATGTTCACGTTTCTCTTCATCCGTCATAGCACTCTTATATACCCATTCAACAATATCCTTTGGCATCTGATTTAACAAACAATTTGCCCCTGATCCTAGCCAACGACGAAATGTCCAATCCGATGGTTTGTTAAACAACATAATTGTTTGTTCTTTTGTGTTGAAACAGCCGGTATTAAAAGATGATTTGTTCCAATCCCCGGTATTACTGTCTCCGATATTCCTTTTTCCGGTGTTCTCGTTTCCGATATTACTATCTCCAGTATTCTCGTCTCCGATATTACTATCTCCTGTGTTCTTGTATCCAGTGTTACCGTTTCCGGTGTTCCAATTTCCTGTATTGAAATCTCCAGTGTTGCCGTCCCCAGCATTACCTGTTCCAGAATTCCAGTATCCAGAACTCCAATCTCCAGTGTTTTCGTTTCCTGCATTACAGTTTCCGGTATTGCCTATCCCTGTGTTTTCTTTTCCAATGTTTACGATTGTCAAGACTTCTATCCAAGGGACCTCTCGTACAATCTGGATTTTGTTTGTGCAAGATTTATCCCCATCTGTGTCTAATTCTCCAAGTGCAATTACTTCTGCAACTTTGTTTTTTGGATTAAAAGCGTAATAGTTAAAACAGTCAATAGCTTCTTTGCAAAAATGAAACCCTCTACCACAGCAACTCGGTTTAACATTTTCTTCAAATGTTTTTCCAACCTCATACTGAAAATCTCTACAGGTCCAGTCTGGATTAAACACCTTGTATCCGTGTACAGGTTCATTATTTATTACATTATTACTCATGTTCAGTTCCTCCTTTTTCGTATGCGTTTGTTTTTGTTATCCTAAATATGGATTCCATTCTTCACATGCAAACAAATGGAAACAAACAAAGCCTGAGAAACGCAAAAAGAGCCAGATAATTCCGACTCTTCTTGTTTTGTTTTTTTTGTGGTTGTAGCTCTGGGCTTGTGAGACCCAGAGATTTTGTTATCACAGATGGAAGAGATAGCATATCGCTATCAAAATCCAGCAACACACACCGATGACACTGAACATCAGTCCTCCGAGTGTGCCGACGATGCTGGATCCCCAACCTCCGTCTAACAGATCCATACCCAGCAATACTGGGCCAAAAACCGTACAACCTACAGCATAAATTAATAGCAAGTTCATTATTTCTCCTTTTCTTTTCTTCTTTATTTTTGTTATCTTAAATATGGTATGTATGCCTTGCAAGTAACAGAGGAAAAAGCTAGATATACGTCTGACTCTCTTTGTTTTGTTACATTTCTTGTTCGTTTCCACTATTCAACCTTAATTCCTGTACACTCATAGAAGATTTCAGCATCAAAGTTCGGGATCGCTCTGATAACGTCTTTCTTGTTCTCTTCTAAGTTATCCAACCATGCCTGACAACCTTCCGATTTGTCAAGCTCTTTCAGACATCCGCGCGTTGTCTTCCAAGCTGTACTCTCTTTCCTATCATCAACCGTCATCTCTTCTTCGGATACCCATTTGATACGCTTTCTTGGAATCTGATCCAGTAACTTTCTTGCTTCCTTATAAACAAATAAACGGAAACCAAATAAAAGAAAGCAGACAGACGGAAATACAAAAAGAGCCAACCATCAAAGGTTGACTCTCATTGTTTTTGTTAACACTCTTTTGTTGCAATTATTTCGAGTTGCCTTGCTACGTCCATCCATCCATGCGAGCATCCAGTGAAGTCTGAGATGTAATCCTCCATATTTGTCTCGTCATACATTTCAAAGCTAAATTTGAAACTACGGATCTCGTCATCAGAATAGATGTCAGTACCATCATACATATCTTTGAAAATAACACTTAATAGAGTAGTTTCAGCAAATGTACGCTCGATACTGTCTTTGTCTGTTCCGTATCCGTATTTCTTCCAGATATCATCGAAAGCACGTCCGGCACCTATTTTTACTTTGACAACCAATCCGTATTCGCTCTTTTTGTTTCGTTTCATATACAGGTTAAAAAATTCGATATCTTCCTGTAACGCAAACAATTTCTTATAATACTCCTCCGTTGTCATGCCTGACTTCTTAATAAGCTGTCTCAGTTCGTTAGTTGATAATCTGTTCATTTCGGTTTCTCCTTTTCGTATGCGTTTGTTTTTGTTATCCTAAATATGGAATCGAACGTTCGCATACAAAAAGAGCCAACCCGAAGGTTGACTCTCATTGTTTTTGTTTACAGACTTAATCCAGACTAGATCTCAGTTACCAGTTTGATAACAGGACCTCTGTCTGTTTCTCTGTATGAGAATCCGACTACGTTCTGCTTCTCATCACCGAAGTAATAAGTTGCAGTTTTAGTCTCTTCGTCATACTCCTTGCCGCAGTAAACTGTGTGACCTTCCAGAGCGGCGACGATCTTCGGATCTTTTAAGATCTTCATACCGTATTTGTCTGCTCTTACAAAGATCTGGTCTTTGTCGAATACAGTTACAGAAGGAGCACTCTTTGTAGATCCACCAAGGTATACTTTCGCATCCATGGAGTTTACAAGGTAGGTTCCAACTTTTCTGCCGTCCATTGTGAACAGGCGAATTGTTGGCTGTTCCTCATCTGTAAGGTATCCGTCATCGTCGATTGTGTCTTTGGTTACAACAACTAAATCTTTACGACCTGCCTGCTCTACCATGCGGACACTTTCGATAGGAACCGCAAATCCGGAACCAGAGTTGCCGAACTCTTTGAGGTATGCATTGTAAGCATCTTCAGCATCATCGTCATCCTCATCAAGATCTTCCTCGTAGCAGAAATCCTCATAGTCCATAACCTCGCCGTTATCTCCGAAGAATGATACGCCTCTTACGGTTGTATCTTCTCCAGTACCGGTTGCCATGATCTGGATGAGATCGCTGGTGCAGATCTCTTTGACATCTGTTACCTTGCCATCCTTATCTTTGATCTCAACTGGTGTGATCACCGTTTCGATAAAGTAAGTACGGTCATCGATAACAACCGCCTTTGTGTTGGCTGGGACTGTGAATCCGGCATCCTTGAATGTTCCAACGAAGTCCGGATCGGCAGAAAACTGAGCATTGAAGGTATAAACCTCAAGTTCCTCATCTTCTGGTTCTCCAACTCCAAGGATTACCAATCCAGGAACCGCACCAAGTACCTTCTGAGCTTTGATGCTGCCAAGGGATACTGTTGGTCCGTTGTCGATCACTAAGTCACCGTCAACGATCGCTGCGTCTGACGTTGGCTTCGGATTCGGATTGTATTTGAAATGGGCAAACATTGTGTTAATGCCTCTCAATACAATCTCGTTTGAGTCTGTAGTTCCATCCTCAAGGATCTTTGCGACCTTGATAGCACCTGACTCCGCATCGTACTCAGTAATACGATATAACGCGTCATCATTACTCATAGTAACTTCAATACCAACGACCTCTCTACCTGCTGTTGCTGCCTGTTTTACGATTTCCATAAGTTTCATAATGTTTTCCTCCGTTTTGGGTAAGATATTTTATGATTGTAACAACGCATGTTTCATATTCTACACAGACCGTCCACCCAGATGTTCACGCCTCATTAGGTCGCTAGTGACTCGGTGTCCTTTCATTGTCGTCTTCTTTTCCTGTGCTCCATGAATCATTGCATTTGTTTACATTCCTAAATATGGTATGGATGGATGCAAACTAAAACGAAAAAGGATTTACCGTTTGAACAATCATAAAGAACTGAATCTCATGGAATTCTATTATCTGGACAAAAAAAAGAGACAACCATAATGGTCATCTCTTTGATGTATTTTAAAATTCATATTCAACTGCATCCTGTCTGTCCATAAAGAAATGGATACCAGGAGCGCATTCTCTCCATCTGTTGTCATCAAAGTCAGATACTTCTACGATTTCACCAACGCGATAAATAAACGATGGATCATATATCGATGCTATCCCCTGTAATCCACTATCAGATTCATCAATGTTTTCGATTGCTAAGACCAAAGCTTTACTACACCTACATTTCTTTGTTGTTGCAGATGATCGTTTTGCGTCTTCGCAGATCTGAAGCTTTACGATCTTTCCAGAGACTGCTTTTTTATAACCAATGAATGAACCAGTTTCCGGGCATGTAATCGGATAATCGATTTTTGTGTCTTCATTGATCACTGCACAGACTATATTTGTATTTTTAAGATCTGATCCGAACAGATTTGCTTCTTTAAGATCCGCTTCGTACATATCTGTCTCACTAAGGTCCACATTTCTAAGAGCCGTCTTTCTAAGATTCGCATATCTAAGGCACGCATTGTTAAGATCCGCATCTCTAAGATCCGCATTGTTAAGATCCGCATCTCTAAGATCCGCCTTTCTAAGATCCGCATCTCTAAGATCCACATAGCTAAGATTTGCTCCGTACAAATTCGCCTCTCTAAGATTTGCATTGTTAAGATTCGCTTTGTACAGATTTACATAACAACAAAATGCTCTGCACAAATCCGTTTCTCTAAGATACGCATTGCTAAGATCCGCATCTGCAAGATCCGCCTTTCTAAGATTCGCACAGCTAAGATCCGCATTTCTAAGATTCGCATCTCTAAGATTCGCATTTCTAAGGTCCGTATATGCAAGATCCGCGTTGATAAGATTTGCTTTGTATAGGTTCGCATTTCTAAGATCCGCATTTCTAAGGTTCGCATTGCTAAGATCCAAGCCGTTCAGATTCTTATATGATAAATCGGCTTTCATGGTTTCCCATCCATCGATATCCTTATTAAGATAATGCTGATGCTTCTCGATGATCTTGTTTAATTGTTCCTATGTCATATTTCGTTTCCTCCTTTGTCGTATGCTTTTAATTTATTATCCTAAATATGGGTTTTGCGAATAGCATACAAAATGCCGGAAACAAAAGAGACTAACTTAATAGTCAGTCTCTTCTATTTGTTTACGGATTTCTTTTTTCAGACCTCTCTGTCTGACATGTTCGCAAAGTTCTTCGTACACGCCATTACGTTTTAATTCTTTTGCGAACCGTTAAATGAACCTTTTAAAAGACAAAGTATAAGCCAAATACCAATGGCAGTTGACCACTTAAATGTCAGTCCAAAACACATTGTAATCAGCTTAACAATCCCACAAGTTACAATCAAACTTAATCCGCAACAACTAACAAAAATCAATATCATAACGATTGCTGCTGCTAATTTGCTCACTATTAATTTACCTCTTTTACTCATATTTTGTTCCTCCTCGATTAATCATTAATAGATTTACTCTAAATATGTGCTATGTATATACAAGAAATAACAAATGTTCTGTAAATATGTTAGAGATCTCGAAACTTATACAAAATTAGTTGTAAAGTTCAATTTGGAACAATTTTCAGTTATAAACAATTCTTTTTATTTTGTCTGGCACCGGAACTAAGTCCAGTGCCTTCTATCCGTATCATTCATCAAAGATCACCAAAATCGTCGCCATAATCTTCATCATAGTCTTCGTTTTCGATATCTGATTCGTTCTGTTCCATCTGTTTTTCCAAATCTTCACGAATAAACTCCATCTTGTCTGCCGAATATTTCGGATCCGCATAAATAGAAACGTCAAGACCTGCTTCCAACCCAAGACAAATTTCACGCATCTGAAATGCATCATATTTCGGATCCGCATAAACTGATACATTTAGGTCTGCTTTCAACCCTTTGCGAATTGCATCCATTTGGTATTCGTTATAATCGAGGTCGGCATAAATTGATACATCGAACCCTTCTTCGAGTCCAGTTCGAATTGCACCCATCTGTCGTGAATTATACTTAGGGTCCGCATAAATTGAGACATCTAGTCCTGTTTCCAGTCCCTTTTTGATCTCTTCCATCTGGTCATAGTCATATTTCGGATCAGCATAAATTGAGACATCTATACCTTTTTCCAATCCATTTTCGATTACTCGCATCTGCGCGTCATTATACTTCCGATCCGCAAAAATTGTTACATCAACTCCGGCTTCTTCACCTTTTCTGATGATCTCTTTCTGAGCTGGATAGAAATCGTACTGACTTTTCTTTGATACATCTTCCAAGCGATGACGAATCAGACTCATCTGGATTATGCTACATTTCGGATCTGCATAGATTGAAACATCCACACCAGATTGTAATCCTTTTATAATCTCGTCCATCTGGTAATGACTGAATCCCCAATCCACTAACTGCATCAAAGTTGCATTTCTTAACTGTTCTGTTGTGTAAACCATAATTATTTCCTCCATATTCTTGTTTCTTTAAATATGGGACGGACATCAATAACCTACTCGAGCTTGGTTATCATTTTTGTAAACAAAAAGACAGATCCATGTTTATGAAACTGCCTTTTTGTTTTCGTCTTATGAAAGTTCGTTTTGTGTTAAATATGTGTGAAATCTTCTTAGGTTAACAATTCCGAGTTATAATAATAACGACAGAAATGTAATTATCCATAAGAAACCAACTGCGAGCGAAATAAATATAAAAGGTATATCTTCAACTCCACATCCAGCATATAAATCATGACACGATATGATTCCTATAACTTCCATAACGATTGCAAATATAAACAAATCTTTGTCTGCTATTACAGCTGCCATACCATTTATCCATACGTTTAACAATGAATTCATAATACATTTACTCCTTATCTAACTGATCTGCACGCCTATAATTGAACATTAGTAGTTCAATTATCTTGAGTAGACGGCAGGTTTCAGTACAGGATGACGTCACTTGAGGTTTGAAATACCAGGACATCGTGATCTTCATTGAAGTTTCCCGGTGTCTTTTTTTTATGGTATTCAAAGCTTTCTGTTGTAGTCTCTCCGTTGCAGAAACGTTCAAGACATCCCTACAGTGTAGGTTTCACAGGAGTTTTCGTCCTGCAGTCTTACGGTCTCAGTTGGAACCGTAAAGAGTTATTTCTGAACTCTTTAATACTAATAAAGCTCACATTTTGGAAAACTCGTCAGGAAATCACAAAATATTTCTAATTATTTTGTATACGAACGGAGTTTCCTCTGCACACCATAAGGTGGCAGCTTCCACTCCTTATTTTTATGTGACTTTGTTTTTATATCTAACAAGGCTCACAATCTGGGAAACTCGTCAGAAGCTTTGTATGATGTTGTATTTGTATTAGGATAACTAAGTTGGCATCTTCAACCATTCAATGACCGTGATGAAAACGTCATTCTACTCAAGATAAGAAAATATGACGAGTTTTCAAAATTGTGAGCCTTGTTAATAGTAGACAAGTAGATTGTCAATTACTTTGGGCTTAAAACATCGGTAAACTTAGATGTCAATGCCGATACTGTCTGTTCAGTCATGACAAAAAGACGGTACTATTCAGCAGAGTCCGGAGTAGTTGATTAGAAAAATACGAATAATATACAAGGAGGATATGTATATGGATAATGTTAATATTCCACAACCAGTAATCGACATCTTAGAACTGCTGCATACAAAATCATCAAAAGCGTATCTTGTTGGTGGCTGCGTACGCGATATGTTTATGCATTTAGAGCCTCACGACTACGATATCTGTTCCGATCTCACTCCAGATATTGCAATGAAAGTATTGTCTACAAAATATCCAGTTATTCCAAAAGGAATCGAATATGGAACAGTTGTTGCATTAGTAGACGGGACCGAGTACGAAGTAACAACATTCAGAGGTGAAACAGATTATTCAGATGGCAGACATCCGGATTCTGTTAAATTTGTTTCTAATATTGAATACGATCTTGCGAGACGCGACTTTACAATCAACGCAATGGCTTACGATGTATCTGAAGATAAGCTCATTGATCCGTTTGGAGGTCTTATGGATTTGGAAAACGGTATTTTGCGAGCTGTAGGTAATGCAAATGAACGGTTCCAAGAAGATGGGCTTCGAATTATGCGGGCTCTACGATTCGCGATTAAATATAATCTTACAATCGAGCCAGAAACAAAAGAAGCAATCATTCGGAACCGAAATATGTTGCAACAGGTATCAAAAGAACGAATTACAAGTGAATTTCAAAAGATTTTAACATGTGGACAACCGATTCGAAAGACATTTCTGGAGTTTACTCCTGTTATCGCAGCTGCTATTCCAGAAATCGAACCATGCATCGGTCTTGATCAGGAGAACCCATATCATAAACACGACGTATATGAACACATGATTGCGGTAACCGATTTGTGTGATACCGATTCGTTTGCGATTAAAATGGCTGCGTTATTACACGATATCGGAAAACCAACCACAAAAGCATATAATAGCAAGAAAGGTCATTATAGCTTTGATGGACATCCAGAAGTATCAGAACAAATTGCAGCCGAAGTATTAGCAAACGACTTCCGGTGTACTGCAAAAGAAACCGAACAGATTCGATTGCTTATAAAGTTTCATGACACCCAGATTACTCCAACAGAACCATGTGTGAAACGCTGGCTGAATCGATATGGAGTTGATTTCTTATCAGATTGGTTAATCTTGAAACAGGCAGATCGTGACGATCACGTATACCCAAATGGACCAGAGAACGTTTCATGGTATCCAAAAACAGAAGATATTAAACAGGTTATGAATACAGTTTTAGAACAACAATCCGCTTTTTCTCTAAAAGATCTCGCGATTAACGGAAACGATTTAATCAATCTTGGGTTAAAACCAGGACCTGAGTTTTCGGAATACCTGCAGTCGTGTTTGGATGCAGTGATTGACGGAGTGTGTGAAAACACGTATGAGTCCCTTCTGACGTTTTTGGAGGATTCCGTATTAAATATTGAGATAGATGATCTGGAACTCTGACGAGAGATAGTCTAACTGAAACCTGCCGCCTCTTGGCGTGCAGTCAGTTAGCACCTCATTGATGTCATGATTTATTTTTTTTCCTTCACGCCGAGTACTGTTTTCTATGCATGTTGTATAACTCTTTGATCATTTCTCTTTTGGTGAACCCATTGAAAAAGAATAGACCAGGAAATTCCTGGTCTATTAGTTTTCTCGTTCTCGAAATCGCTTTCCTTTTGAATAGTGGAAGCCGTTATGGACCTCCACTTGGTTATCCTAAGTCTGCTTCTAACTCTGTCGCCTTTTCGATCTGCTTCTGGACATAGGCATCATCCGTATAGATAACAGGACTTTGTAACGAGATCGTCTCGATGCTGCTATAATTGGAAGCCATCTGTTTCCGGCGTCTCAATAGTTTAACAGCAACGGATTCTCTGCGCTCGAGCTCTTCGTCTGTTATCTGGTCTTCAAGTCTACTTGTTTCTGAACTTGCTTCTAACATACGAATCCCTCCTATTCTTGTTCAAATCCATCTCTCAGCCAATTTAATGTCGCTTCGTCAATAACAGCAAATACAACACGATCGAATACCCCATTGTATTCTTTCTGCAAAAGCTGACGGTACAGGTATCCAAGTATATATGGACTCTGTCCAAAAACACCGCATCCAAAAGCTCCGAGAATCAATGTTTTTGTTCCTCTATTGACAGCTTCATCAATAATGAAACAAATACGGTCGTATAATGCCTTTTCGTTTACGACCTTGCTTCCACCAGCTGATAAGTATGCAGATGCATTCGGTGCTGCACATGTAATGACGTCGCAATACTTTTCTTTTCCATCTCTGAAAAAGACAATACCTGGTGACCATAATGCACGATTACTATACAGAACCCCAACATAATTTAATGACTGTCTGTTCTCTTTGTAATAGAATTCATGGTTACTAATTACTGGATACAATGTGCTTTCTAGACATAATGCCTCCTCTTGTGCCATTGCTCCGTACAGAAAGCCTCCGCCCGGTGTTTCGTAATTTGCAAAATTCAAGATTGCTGTATCCTCTCCTGCATACTTCATTACCGCTGAAACGGAATCCATATGTTCGAATACAATATCTGTCTGCTTTGTACCCGTAACCCTTTTGGATCTCAGGTCATTGTTTTCGCAAATTGTTGTGTTAACAAAACTGTTTTCGATCTCTGTTGTGTATCTTTCATAGATATCATTTACGAGTGCACGTCTTTTTTCGTTTACCAATCTTCCTTCGTTTACCATATTTTTCCTCCTTGTATGGTGTTATTGTTATATGGTAAATATGGTACGCATGATCGCAACGCGTATACTTAACACCTCAAATGAACAACAGGAACATAAGAATAAGGATTACAACAACTCAAGATAGAAAAATATGACGAGTTTTTAAGATTGTGAGCCTTGTTAATAGTAGACAAATAAATATTTTTATTCTAATTACACATATGATATGATGTTTACAGAATTACATGTTATAAGGGAGGAAACGTATATGTTTGGACAACGAAAACAGAAACGTGAAGAAGAACGACAACGAAAAGAAGCCGAGGAGAAAGCAAAGAAACACAGATACCTGTCGTGGTTTCTGGTATTTATTTGTGGAATCATGACAATCGCTTCGATTCCAAGTTTCGCAATGGTCTTGTTTGCAGCAGTGACGATCTTGCTACTTCCGATCTCCAAAGTTGATGATTTATGGAAGGATCTGCTTGGTAGCAAACCAAAATGGATTAAGGGTACATCATTGTTGGTTGCGTTCATTATCGCATGCTTGATAGCGCCGACTTCTAACACCAGTACCACAGAAGTCGCAAACATAGAACCGACCGAAGTTATCAGTATTGAATCAACCGAAACTGAAACGATAGAAATCATTAGTACGGAAAGAACGGAAGATACAGAAGAAGCTATAACCGAGACTGAAACTGAAATTGCAACAGAAGCAGAAACGGAGACTTCCACAGCCGAAAACAAGACGACAGCTTCTGAAACAGCAATCAAGGATCAGAAAACTACAACCAGCAAGAATACAACAAGCACTGCTATGTCAGTTTCGTTATCAGATATTCCGGCATACTCTGGCAGTCCTTATGTTGCAGTAAACAATAATGTGCCATTCTTTACCAATAACGAAATGAAGACAACTGCTTTTGAAAACTACAGCAGTCTTGATACTCTTGGTCGCTGCGGTGTAGCTTATGCTAATGTTTGTACCGAGATCATGCCAACGGAAGAAAGAGGAACAATCGGTCAGGTCAAGCCTAGTGGATGGCATACTGTAAAATATGATATTGTGAGCGGAAAATATCTTTATAACCGTTGTCATTTGATCGGATATCAGTTATCTGCTGAAAATGCGAATACAAAGAACCTGATTACCGGAACACGATACTTAAATACAGAAGGAATGCTTCCATTTGAGAACATGGTAGCTGACTATGTGAAAGAAACGAATAACCATGTCTTATATCGTGTCACACCTATGTTTGATGGAAACAATCTGGTTGCAAGTGGAGTTCTGATGGAAGCTAAATCCGTTGAAGACAATGGAGACGGAATCCTATTCAATGTCTACTGCTATAATGTACAGCCTGGCATCACAATTGACTATGCAACCGGAGACAGTGCATTAGACGGAACAACTCCGGAACAGACTACCAAAAACTCAGACACAAAGAAATCAAGCAGTAAGGGTGCATCATCAGGCAGCAATAATACGAATTCAGGAAGTGCATCAAACGAAACACAGGCTGCTACTCCAGCACCCGCACAAACGGATAACAATACAACAGTACAGGAACCTCCGGCACCAACGCCAGCGGATACCACAAGCAATGGCTCTGTGATTGTACATATTACTGATACAGGCAGTAAGTATCATAATGCTGGGTGCCGCTATTTAAAGAGCGATCGTGAAGTAACATTGGACGAAGCAAAAGCTATGGGCTTATCGCCATGCAGCGTATGCAATCCGCCACAATGATAACGAAAAAAAGATACACAAAACAGATGTATTAGCTCGATGGAAACGAAATATAATGCAAAACATCAGATATTATGATACGATTATCATGCCTGGATGAATTGGTAAACAAATGAGACATTATTTAGTAGACAGTGAAAACGTAAACGACAACTGGCTTATGTTATTAGAGTTTACAGAGATGACTGATGATATTATTGTTTTTTACACCGACAAATCACCACATATGTCATACACATCCTTAGTTCGAATTGTTGAACAGACACATCAGATTCAATTTAAAAAGTGTTACACCGGTCCTAACGGTCTTGATTTTCAATTAGTATCCTATCTTGGATATCTGATGTGCGATAATCAGGATTCTGATGACGAATTCATTATCATGAGTAACGATAACGGATTCGATTGTGTTGTAAAGTTCTGGAATAATCGGAACATTACAGTCAAACGACTCGATGTAGCTCATTGTAAGCAATTATATGATCAGTTTCTTTTCCGTAAACAACAAGACCGGACCGATTTAGAACAAAATGAATCGATTTCGAATGAACTGGAACAAGTTAAGTCGGAACCTATCAATTTGGAATTAAACAATTCGAACACATCAACTCAAATTCCTGTTGAATCAATTCCAATTACTTCGGTTCCTGTTCAATCTGTTCCATCCGAAAAGAAATCGACTGAATCGGTTCCGGCTGAAATAAAAACAGTCAATCAGAAATTGATTGTAAGAAAAACGGACTCATCAAACAATAAATACGATTTCAATAAGGAACAAGTCGATACATTCATAAATTGCTTAGGTCGTAACAATCTGACAGCAATCCATGAAACATTGATGCGTGTATATGGACAACCTCATGCTTCACAAATATATAAAGTCATCAAAAGTAAAACTTATCCTCTAAATGTGAAAACGTATAAACGGCAAGATAAAATGAAACGATTCTCTGATATTATTTTCGAAAACGCCGAGGTCGAAAACCCTGGTGATTTTGTTGAGTTTCTTGACCGTAACAAAGACAAAACGAAGAATCTCAATAGTATGCGCGCTGCAGTTATCAAAGAATATGGAAACGAGCGCGGAATGAAGTATTACACTCTGTTCAAGCCTCATTTCAAAGTAATATCGGCATTCAAAGATTAAACACGAAAGGTTATCCAGGCTATCAAGCGCTCACGGATCTAAAGATCCGGAGTGTGCTTGCTTTGGAGAGTTAGGTTTAAATAACGAAGCTAAAGCTTCGAGGTTTGAACCTAATCTCTCCTTATCAATTGAATACTGTTTCCGAGGTTGTTTCTTATCTTGGAAACAATTCAGTTAGATATCGTAACTCTGGGTTCTAACCTTTAGCTTCGAGAGAACCCTTCGTTGTCTATCAAACACACTCCGGATCTTTATACTATTGAACGTTAGTAGTTCAATAGTCGTGTGTGCGCTTGATTCAAACAATCAGTATATCGTATCTGTATTCTACATCACTCTCATCCAGAATAATATAATCCTTTTTATAAGCAAAGATAAGGAGCTCGAATTGAATCGAACTCCTTATTAAACACTTCACTATTTTGAAAATGTTACAAATCTTAAATCTAATGCATTAAAACCTTCGTCTCGGAAAAGCAGAGATCCAAGATATTTACCGGCTGGGATATAAGTATAATAACCATCTGAACTTTCAAATGATTGATATAAACTGTTTCGAGATGCATCGTTGTATAAGCAAGATCTTGGAGCGCCCCCAGTACGACCGACAATATAATAATATCCAGAAGTCGTTATAGGAATAAGAGATACACAATGCCACATAGAACCTCCATCAACAACATATTGACCTGACCCGTTTAAATAACCAAATTCATATTTATTATCTGGATGCCAAAAACTTAGACTACTATTTGTAATCAATCGATTACTAACAGAAACATTATAAGTATCACTTGATGCTTTATAATTTGTAGTTTCACCAACTGTTACAGTAATAGTTGCTGTTCCTGCATTTCCGTATTTCTTTGGCATACATGTTATTGTCTTGTCATTTACTGTTACAGATTCAATAATATTAGGATCTGAACTTTGTGCAGTAATTGTGCCGTCACCTGTGGTCGTGACGTAAAGAACACCATTCGCGCTGCTTAATGATGTTGTTGTCGCTTTTTTCTGAATAACAGTTTTAACGCTGCCCTCAAATGTTGTGTATCCAGCTTTTGTTGCTTGATAATAAACAATATACGTACCCGCATTTGTATACGTAGGCATTGAGCCTAAATTATATGTACCTTTTGCTGTTCCGTATTTAAAAGTGACTCCAGATACAGATGAAGTTACCGATGCAGAATGTGCCTTTCCGTCATAGGTCCCTGAATATGCTTTTGCAGTTATTGGTAATGTTCCAGATTTAACCGTAACACTATAATTTGCACTAGCCGCTTTATAACTAGTTGTTGCTGCACTTGTTACCGTTATGATTGCAGATCCGGCAGTCGTTCCTGGTATTACAGTTACAGTATTTCCATCAAGCGCAGCTGTTGCTACGTTTGGATTAGATGATTTTACACTTAAAGTTCCATTACTTTTATTACTTGTAATCGTAAAAGATCCTGCTGCGGGATAACTAATCGTACCGCTTGTTGCTGATAAAACAACAGAACCTGTTAACTTTTCTAATACAGGAATATTCTGAATATCTTTCGTTTGGGCTTTAAATGCAGTATTCTTAAATGTTGCTGTATAAGTTGTAGTTCCTTTTGTTGTGTATGTCGCCGGTGTTTTCACTTTATTTGTAATAGTTCCGTTCTCTGTTTCAATATGTGTACCCTCATTCGCACACACACGTTTTGCAATACAAGTCTTTCCATCATTAGACCAGGTATAAGTTGGAGTCCCGTATTTGTGTCCCAGAGCTGCAATATCTTGGATATCTTTCGCCTGAGTCTTAAACGCAGTATTCTTAAAGGTTGCAGTATAGGTCCGTGTGCCTTTGACTGTACACGTAGCTGGTGTCTTCACTTTATTAGTGATAGTTCCGTTCTCTGTTTCGATATGTGTACCATTATTCGCACACACACGTTTTGCAACACAAGTCTTTCCATCTTTAGACCAGGTATAAGTTGGTGTACCATACTTATGACCTAATGCTGCAATATCCTGTATATCTTTCGTCTGAGTTTTAAAAGCTGTGTTCTTAAATGTTGCAGTATATGTTGTTGTACCTTTAACCATACATGTTGCAGGTGTCTTCACTTTATTGGTAATAGTTGCTTTTTCTGTCTCTACATGACTGGAATTTTTAGTACACACGCGTTTCGCCGTACATGTCTTTCCATCCGCACTCCATGCATAAGTTGGAGTTCCGTAACTATGTCCGGTTTTTGTGATCGTCTTTCCGGTTGCCAGTGTTACACCACAGACTGAACATACCGTATCAGATTCTT